TATTGAAATGCTTAGAGACTCCATTCTTAAGTTACAGTTAGCAGTTTATTCTTTAAGTGAACTTAGAGATAGATCCGGTATTAAAGCAACTTGTGCAGAAGCGATTAAAAAAGAAGCTTATGCTACCGCTTATGTTGAACAAGAAGGCACTGCTGGTGTAAAAGATTCTAATACAACTTTGGCTATTTCTGAAAATATTGTTGCTCAATGTCTTTATGACCTTGTAGCAAGTTTAGTTAAAACAAAAGTAGACATGCTACTTAGAATGATCGATTCACTCAAAAGTATTTTAATGAGTAAAATGCAAGAACTGAAATTGTCAAATAGTATGAGTGCTGAATAATATTGTATATAAAAAATATATAAATTGTATATAAAAATTAGCTAAATTAAATAGATAAAAAAATTATTTAATGGGAGCTTTATTTTATATGCAACAAACATTTTATGTGTACGTTCATACCAATAAAATTAATAATAAAAAATACTTTGGTATAACCAGCAGAATACCACAAAAGCGGTGGGGTGTAAATGGTTATGGCTATCTTAGAAAAGATGTAAATGGAAAGTATTCTCAAGAAGTTTTCGCCAGAGCTATAGAAAAGTATGGTTGGGACAATTTTGAGCACACTGTTTTATACGAAGGCTTAACAGAAAATGATGCCAAGCAAAAAGAAATGGAGCTGATTGCTAAATATCATACCTATATCGGTGATCCAGAATGCTGTGGCTATAATTTAACTCGTGGCGGGGATGGTCGTTTGCGTTATGCTTCTAAAGAAGCTGCTATTGAAGCAAATAAAAAATGTATTAAATATTGGATTGCGAGGATGCAGCAAGATCCTGAGCTACACGCTAAAAAATTAGCGCAACTTCGTAAAACACAACATAAACGTAAAATAGATTCAGAAAAACACGAAAAAGACTTAGCTGCTGCACGAAATACTAAAAGAAAAGTAGCTATTCTGCGGCAAGAACTGTTTACACTTTATGAAAAATTTCCAAAGTACTTTACTGAAGAGCAGCGTCATTTGATTTTTGATAGGGCTGAAGCCACACAAACAAAAAAGAATTTTTGTTGCTATTCGTATAAAAAGCTTTATGAAATTTTCATTAATATATTAGAAAGGCTACCAGCTAATGAAAGAACAAACTATGATAACTTTGAAATTATCTAAAGAGCTTTTGAATCAGCTAAAAGAAATTTCAAATAAAGAAGAAACGACTGTTTCGGCGCTTATTCGTCGATTGTGTATTTCATATATAGCAGAGCATATTAACTAAAGGAGTAATAAAATGGCAAAAGAAACAGAAAAGAAGTCATTTACTATGGCGGATTTCGCCAAAAAATTTAACAAAGAATATAATAACAATAACCTTGTAATTAAATCAGATGTTGTACCAGTATACAAAAGATTGTCTTCTGGTATGATGGGCATGGACTATCCTCTCTATGGCGGTCTTCCTTATGGTAGAATGATGGTATATGCAGGGCTTGAACACTCAGGTAAAACTACAGCTGCCTGCGCAGAACTTGCTGCATACCAACGTGAAAATCCTGACAAAGTTTGTGTTTATATCGACGTAGAGCACTCACTTGACCTTCAGTTCCAGGCTTTGATGAACGGTATCGACCTTAATAAGCTTTACTATATTAGTCCTGAAGGTATGTCTGGTGAACAGATTCTTGAAATGATTCTTGAACTTGAAGATACTGATGATATCGGTCTTATTGTTCTTGACTCTATTCCTGCACTTGTTCCACAATCTATTATGGAAAATGAATTCACTAAAGATATGGGCATGCGTGGTAATATGGCGAAAGGACTTCACAAGTTCTGTCCTACTATGTGTGATAAACTTGCACGTAATGGCAATATTATGATTATGATTAACCAAGTCCGTGTAGCAGGTACAACTTTTACGGGCGCAGCTATATATAAAGAACCCGGTGGCGACGCTCCTCGTTATTATGCATCGGTTAAAGTTCGTTTTGGTAAACGTGTATTTATGAAAGAAGGCGATGAAATTAAGGGTGACGACGGCGAAGGCGCAGATGGTTTCAGACTTAAGTTTAAGATTACTAAGAATAAGACCTGTGCTTGTAATAGAGGCGGCGGTTTTATTACTTATAAGTATGAATCTGGTGCTGATACCGTAAATGACCTTATCGACGTAGCACTTCAATTTGATTTTATTAAGAGACTTAATAACGTTACTTATGCTCTTGTAAATTTGTCTACCGGTGAAATTATTACCGACTCTGAGACTGGTGAAACTCTTCAAGGTAAGAAAGCATTTATTATTGACTATCTAAAGACTCATGATACTTTCAGAGATAAATATCTTGCGATGATTAAAGAATTTATTTCTGCTTCTAATGATAAGTCAGTTCTTGATAAAGAATCGCTTAAAGCTATTGAAGCTGAAGAAGACGCTATTGAACGTCCCCAAGAGGATGAAGCAAAACGTAAAGTTCTTCTTGAGGAAATTTAATGATTATAGGTACAGCAAAACGAAATAAGGAAGGGGCAAAACCTCTTCCTACACGTAGTTATTCGTCTAAACAAGAAAAGACTGTTGCAAAGGCAGTTAATGGTAAAGTTCAAAAAAATAGTGGCGCGACGCTTTTTGATAAAGGCGACGTTTTAACTTCTGGAAAAAATAGCTTTCTTTTAGAGTGTAAGACTAAGACTTCTGCTTCGGAATCAATTTCTATTAAGAAAGAGTGGTTTGAAAAAAATCGTCAGGAATGTCTTTTGACGGGCACTCCGCATCAAGCAGTAGTGTTCAATTTTGGTCCGGGTGAAGAAAATCATTATATTATTGATGAGTATTTATTTTTAGAACTTCTTAATCATCTTAATACTTTAGATGAGAATATTTAATTGCTAAATTATTAAAGTAAAGCTTTAGAGGTAAGTGACTATGAAAGTAGAAATAACTACAGCAAATATTAGAAATAAAGTTGTTAAAGTAGATAACGCAGAAACAGTGAAAGCTGCATTAGTATATTATGTAGAGAAAGTTTTAATACCTTTAAAAATGTTTTATTTGAGTACTGCTGCGTGGGAAGCGATTAAAATAGAAGCTATGGAGTCAGAAACTATTTTTGACTCGTATTTAGTAGAGCTAATAAATTGTGCGTGCAAAAATGCCCTATATAAAATTACTAAAGTAACTACTCAAGTATTTTAAAAATATATCTAAAAATGTTAGCTAAATTATTTAGATTAGATAATTATAATTAAGGAGATTTATTAATATGCCCACACCAACTAATATTAATGTTAGAATCGAAACACGTAAAACTGACCCCTATGAGTGTGAAGCTCTTGACGTAAATGCTGCTATAGACGACTATATCGAAAATAGACTTGGCTATGAAAGTGGTTTTGCTCTAAGCGAAGCTACTTGGGAAGTGGTTAAAGAAGCAGTAATTAATGCTGAAACTACTACATCGCAAGTAGTTGAGCTAGTAAATGGTCTTTGTAAAACAAATATGGGTAAAATTACAAGAATACTTTCTGACTATACTGTTGATTTTACGATAACAGCCTTGGCAGAATAATTGTAAACTTAGCGTGTTAAATTCAAAAGGTCTGATTAATTTCAGGCCTTTTTATTGTATAATATAACATATAGATAAATTTGGAGTTATATTATGCAAATTAAATTTTTAACTTTATATCATAATTTTGATAACGATGAATATAGTAGAATACAGGCTCAGGATAGCTTGCTTTATATGTGGCAAAGGAGTCTTCAGCTTAGGAATATGAAATTTATTTCTGCAGCTAAAGTAGAATTTAAGGACTATCCATTTTTTGACTATCCGGACCAAGAAAAAGCTAAAAAAGAAATTGCCAATGTCTATGGCCACAAAGATAAGAAAACAAAAGCTGTTGAATATTGGTGGGGTGGTGAACAATACCCTGATTTTGATACTTTATTTAAAGCTCTTGCAGAACAAAAAAGACTTATGGAGCTCACCATTGAGGTAGACGAATGATTAGACCTATTATAAAAGAACAACTTGAAAAATGTCAGTTTGCTGACTTAAATAATTTTGACCCAAATACAAATACTTTTTATATTAAAAAATATTCTAAGCCTACATATGAACTTAACCATTGTTATTTAGTTAAATTGCCTTTGAATATTGTTAATATAACTGATTCTGTTTTGGCTGTTAATTGGAATAATGGAAGTTGTCCAAAAACTCAATATCTTAAAATTTATATTTCTAAAGCTCTTGGCCCTATGATTTATGTAGACAGTATTGGTTTTGACTTTGATACTAAGCAAGACCTTAGCTTAATGTGGAGCGGCTGGCTAGATTCTTCACAACTTACACAAATTTCTGCGCTATAAAAATAAAAGGATCCAATAAAATGGGTCCTTTTTTATTGTATAATATAATATATAAAAATATTCCAAAAAAGATAAAGGAAAAATACAATGAAAAGTTTAGCTGTAAAATATCGTCCACAAACATTTTCTGAAATTTGTGGTCAAAGTGTAACGACAAAAATTCTTACTAAAGTGTTGGAAAAGCAGAGCTTTAAGAATGCATATCTTTTTGCGGGTCCTTCTGGAACAGGCAAAACAACTACGGCTCGCTGCTTTGCTAAGGCTATCAACGGCGGCATTGGTGAGCCAATTGAAATCGATGCTGCAAGTGGTGCAGGCGGAGTTGACCAAGTTAGAGCTATCATTGAATCAGCAAATCAACGTAGTCTTGTTGGTAATTATAAGATTTATATTATAGATGAATGTCATGCTATTACTTCTGCGGGCTGGCAAGCGTTCCTAAAAGGAATTGAAGAAACACCTGAGTATACTATTTTTATCTTCTGTACTACGGAGCCTAATAAGATTCCTGCGACTATTCAAAATAGAATGCAACGTTTTAATATTGCTAAGATTGATGCGCAAGAAATTAGGGCTAGATTGGCTTACGTATGTCAACAAGAAGGCTTTATTAATTACGAAGATACTTGCGAACTTATTAGTAAACTTTGCGATGGCTGTATGCGTGAAGCCCTTACAATGTTAGACCAATGTGCTGACCTTTCTAATGATCTTAGTCTTGAAAATACCAAAGTAGTTCTTGGTGAGGCGCCTTTTGAAAGAATGCTTAAACTCACTAATTTCTTAATTAGTGCTAATAGTGCTGGCGTTTTGGCTGCTATTGAAACACTAGCTATTGAAGGAAGGGACCTAAAACAGTTTATTAATGACTACCTTAGCTTTGTACTTGAATTAACTAAGTATACTTTGTTTAAAAATATTGCCGCGACAAATATTCCTGCTTATTTAGAAAATTCTACAGACAGTGTTAGCGTTAGTTTTCTTGCTTCATTTGAAGGTGCACTCAGCTGGTTTAACTATATCACAAATAAGCTTTTAGAAATCAAAAGCGCTATTAAATATGATACTTCTGTAAAAGCTATTGTGGAGGCTTACTTGCTTCAGATTTGTAATAGAAATTAAAAATATTCATATATATGCTAAATTAATTAGATTACTTAATTGTAATTAATTCTAATATAGAGGTTTATTATGAAAAAATTTACAAATTTAAAATTACATGAAGAATTTAAACTTTATGAAACAATGTGGGACACTAAGACAAGCTTAACTGAATACTTTAACGCTAATAATACTGTACAGGAATATGTAGATGAGGTTGGACCTGATCAAGAAGGTGATTTCACTTTAATTAAAACATGTTGGATACCAACAAATAGAGGTAAATTAAATGTCGGTTTAATTTCTCTTGGTGAGGGTGAATACGGTGTAAAAGACGGACTAGTATGTATCCCTAGCTATGATGTACAATTTATAGCTACTCTTAGGGAAGCAAACGAGGTTTATGAAATGCTTCATAAAGCCGATGCAGAAGCATTCGAAGATATGGATGCATTTATTGACGAATTTCGAGGCTGCTCTTATGCAAGGTCTGTTAAAAAGTTACTTGATGGACATTTAACTTACTATGAAGATTAGTATAATGGTTGATCTATAAAACAATAGTATTTAAAAGAACCTGAGTAAAATCAGGTTCTTTTTTATTGTATAATATTATATATAATTATAATTTTAAGGAGTTTATATTTAATGAATATTATTGGACAAACTAAACTACTTTCTAAAATAAATGCACTGGAGTACTTGCCAAAAACTTTAATGTTCCTGGGCCCTGCTGGTTGCGGAAAGCATACAATAACTAAATATACTGCTGAGAAGTTTAGGCTTGATTTTGTAGAAATTGAAGAGTCTGTATCCGCTCAGGACCTAGAAGATTATACACATAAAACTATCGATACCCTTTACCTTATCAATTTAAATAAATTTACCGAAAAGCAGCAGAACCAGTTCCTTAAGTTTATTGAAGAGCCTTCGAAGTCTGTTTATATAATTTTGATTGCAAATTCAGAAGCTGGTGTATTAAACACAATTCTTAATAGATGTATAAAGCATTATTTTGAGTCTTATACCAAAGAGCAAATCAATCAAATTACTAACTCAGTTGTAAATGACCTTGCTTTTAAGATTTTTAAAACACCGGGCAAATTACTTAATATAACAGATTCCAGCCTTCAAAGTCTTTTAGATTTAGCTGGAAAAGTTGTGCACAACCTTAACAAAGCAAGCTACGCAAATGCCCTTGTAGTATCAACTAAAATTAACTATAAAGATTTGTATAATAAATTAGACTTTGATTTATTTTTAGATACTGTTGAATATCTTGCTTTGGAAGACTATAAAAATACTGGCGCGGCTCAAAGTTTTACTGTATTTAAAATAACAAATCAATTTAAACAATATGCAACTCAGCAAAACCTTATCAAAGAAACTTTGATGTTAAATTATCTTACTACTTTATGGGAGGCACTTAAATCATGATCTTAATGGAACTTAAAAATTTTATTACTGAGAAAATCGTGCCAACTGATTTCATGATTTTTGTTAGTAAAGATAATCCTTACTTAGCTACTCAATATGTTAAAGCTCTTGGCGAACTTTCTGTCGGTGGTATCAATAAAATAACTAGTATTTACGAGCCTCAGCAGTCTTCTTTGATGTTGCTTACTTCTTCTGCGGAAACTCTTAATGTTTTAACTGTAGATACTTTTGACGAGCGAGCTGAAGACTATTCGCAATTTGAAAATACTATCGTTGTTTGCGAGCAAGTAGATAAGAGTATTATAAAAAACTTAGACAAATACATTATCAAATTTCCAAAATTAGAAGCATGGCAAATTTGCGATTATGCGAAAGCTACTTGTCCAAATCTAGACAGTGAAGATATTGAATGGCTCGTAAAAGCAACTGGTGGTAGTATTGAAAGAGTTAATAATGAACTTGCGAAAGTAGCTTTATTTAGTAAAGATGACCAAAAAGAAGTATTTAACGCTATCCGCTTTGACCCGCAGACCGACCTTTATAATGCTGATTTATTTGCAATAGTTAATGCAATAGTCGACGGCGACCTTCTGATGCTTTTGGATTTTATTAAATATAACGGACATGAGATACACGAACCTGTTGTGCTAGTAAATAGAGCTTTGGCGAGTTTAAAAAATATTATCTTAGTATCTCAAAATCCTAATTTAACCGCTGAATACTGCGGTGTATCAACTAAACAATATGACTTCATTAAATCTAAGTATAGAAGTCTTAATATTGAGGCAGCTAAACAAAAAATTAAGTTTTTAACAAATTTTGATTTAATGTTAAAGACTTCTAAATTAGAACTTAACAAACGCGATATGCTAAGTTATATTATAAATAACTTAAGTTATAAAATTAGTAATTAATATTTACGTAAAGACGACTTAAAATTAGGTCGTCTTTTATTGTATAATATATTATATAATTATAATTTTAAGGAAAACTATACATGGCAGAAATACTAAATAATGAAATTAAAAAATTAGATAGGTATTCTTATTCTAAAATTTCGTGTTTTAAACAGTGTGCCTTTAAGTACTTTACAAAATACGAGGAAAAGAACTTTATTTATAATGCAAACATTGCAACTGACTTTGGTACACTTATTCACGAAACAGAAGAAGCTATCGCTAAAACTATTCAGGAAGGAATCACGGCAATAGATTATATAACCCTTAAAAATAGATTTATAATTGAAAGCCGTAAACTTGCAATTAAATATCCAAATGAATTTTTTACGCCAGATAAGTCTAAACGTACCTATCAAGAAAAAACTTATTTATACCTTGATTCAGCAATTTATCGTTTAGAAAACTTTATGCGACAACACCCAGATCTAAAAATCATTGGCATTGAGCAGAAATTTGAGTTTAATTACGATAATATTCACTCTTTTAACGGCTCAATCGACCGTGCTTTTAGAAATATTGAAACTGGTGAAATTATTATTCAAGATATTAAATCTTGGGCAGTCGCTGCTCAGCCTAGTGAGTTAAAAGTACCGCTTCAGTTTGCAGTATATGCCATGGCCGCAAAGGAACTTTGGGGCGTGGACTATGATAAAATTAGATGTGAATACGACCTTCCTTTATGTGATATTACACAGCCTGCGACTTCTACAGACCTTGTTGGCGAAGCTAGACCTGCATTAGATAAACTATTTAAGGGCATTACTAATAAAAACTTTAAACCTACTATCACAGCACTTTGCCATTGGTGTGAATATAACCCATTAACTAACCCTGATATTATAAGTACCAATCCAAATGCGGTGTGTCCATATTTTAGCACTTGGCAAAAATCCGGTGATAACGTTCGTGAGGTTATGGTTTCTTGGCAGGGACTGGAAAATATCGCAATAGACAGACAATTTTGCATAAGTCAATTCAAACAGCAAGCACAGAATACTTAAAATATATTGTATAATATATTATAGATAAAATTAGGAGAAATTAAATGAATTATCAAGTAGATATTATGATTGTTGGCGATAGTAAGGCAGGCCACGAACTTTTAGATAAAATTGCCTCTAATAGACCTAAAATTAAATTAGCATTTATTAGTCAGGCCTTTAAGAGTACTACTACGCATGATTATCTTAATGTAGAATACTTTAGAGATGAAGTAGTTTTAGTAGATTATAAAAATAGACTTTTTGGCTGTTATTTGAAAAATGGTACTAGAATTTATGCTACTCATTTAGTTATTGCAGCGGGTTTAAATTATGAACCTTTGATTCTAAACGGAAAGCCTGCAATTGGAGTGCATAATACGATTGATGACCTTCCTAAGTCTACTAAAAATCAACCGGCTGTAGTTATTTGTAATAAAAATACAGACGTGAAATTTGCATTAGACGTAGCCAAAAAATATAAACAAGTATATTTATGTACTAAAGATATTGCTATAGAAGGCCTTACGGAAGCAAATTCTAAAAAGTTAGCGAATACCGAAAATTTGGTAGTATTACAAAATACTTCTTTACTTAAAACAATTTCAAAAGATAATGTACTACAAAAAGTTGAATTCAATAATTATACAACTATTAACTGCTCGGCAATTTTTGTAAAAACGCCTTCAAAACCAGCGGTTGACTTTATACCAAATAATATTATTGAAAAAACCGAACAAGGCTATTTAATTACAGATAACAAAACTGAATCTACATTAGTGCCTAAATGTTTTGCTGTAGGCAATTGTGCACAAAAATATACTAAAGCAATGGAGCAGGCAGTTATAGACACAGTTTTAAGCGATTTCTAATAGGAGGATTAAATGTTAACTTTAGAACAAAAAAATACCAATGAAATTAAATTCATGGAGCTTTTAGCAAAATTAAATATTGACCTAACAGGAATTAGTAAATTACTTGATAGTGTTGATTATTTCAACAAGCCAGCATCTACACAGTATGTTGGTGCTTATGATGGCGGGCTTTGTGAATATGCTTTAAAATTTGCACATGAACTTGGAGTGCTATGTAATGCATATTTCCCAGGCAAGTACTCTGAGGAAGATGTTATTAAAGTAGCATTATTTAAAGATATCTATAAAGCTACTATGTATGAGAAAGCAACTAAAAATGTTAAAGATGATATCACCGGCTTATGGAATTCTGTTGAATATTTTAGAACCAAAGAAGGTATCAATAGACAGGTTTTCGGTGATTTAGGCTTCAGCTCGTATATGCAAATTAGAGACTTAGTATCTTTGAGCACTGAACAAACCGAAGCAATCGTCTATTCACGAATTTCTGATTTTAGCCCAGATATTCATGAAGTATTTAGAACTTACCCGCTAGTTGCTTTAACAAGAATGGCCGAAATGGCTACAATGTATATTAACTAATTTTATAAAGCGGCTTTTGTTTAAGGCTGCTTTTTCTTTATATTTACTGTATAATATAAATATATATATAATAATATAAGTAAAGGAAATATTAAATGAAAATTTTACTTTTTACAGACCTTCATATGTGTCCGCGCGCCAGTATTGTAAATAAGTGGGGTACAAAATATCCAACGAGATTAGAAAATTGTATTGAGTCACTAAATTGGTTAGAGAGAAAAGCCGAAGAACTGGGCTGTGAATATATCATTAACTTAGGAGATTTTTTTGATAAGCCAGACTTAACAAGTGAAACTATCACTGCTTGTAATGATATAAAATGGTCTAATATAATGCATTATCATTTAGTAGGCAATCATGACGCATCTAACAGTTCGCTTACATTTAATTCAGTAAATAGTCTTAACTCTGAGAACCATGTAATTATAGATGAACCAAGTGCTCTACCATTAACGGATTGTATCATTTATTTTTTGCCTTATATTACAGAATGTGATAGAAAACCGTTAAGAGAATATTTTAAAAATGACACTACTATACCGAGTGTAATACTATCTCATAATGATATTAGCGGTATTCAACTTGGTCCTGTGGTTTCAAAAACAGGCTTTAGTGTTGAAGAAATTGAAGAAAACTGCTCGCTTTTTATTAACGGGCACCTTCATAACGGCCAGGCGATTACAGATAAAGTAATAAATTTAGGAAATCTATCCGGAAAAGACTTTGGCGAAAATTCTTTTAAGCATAGTCATAATATTGCAATACTAGATACAAAAACTATGTCAATAACTTACATAGAAAATCCATATGCTTTTAATTTTTATAAAATAGATATTAATACTGAACTCGATATTGTTCAACTAGGCGGATTAAAAAATAACGCAGTAATTTCAGTTAAATGCGAGCAGTCTTTGGTTGAAGAAGTAAAACAAAAAATAGCAATATTGCCTAATATTATAGAATCTCGAATTATTATAATTAAACAGCAATCTACAGAAACCGCTGAAACTGCAGAATTAAACCTTACGGTAGACCATTTATCTAGATTTATAGATTGCTGTCGTGCTACTATTGAAAATTCTACATTACTAGAAGAGGAGCTTAGCGAAATTTGCAAGTAATTTTTTAAACCTTAACTTGTATAAAATATCGTATAATATATTATGAAAAACAAAGACCTAAAACCCCTAAAAAAAGCTTATAAAGCTAGGCTTAAAATATTGAATAATAAAGAATTTTTAGGAAACCTTGGTGCCAGTCTTTTAGTATTTGTGGAGCAATTAAAGTATTTAAGAGATTCATTAATTGTAAAATCCGCAGATGATCCTATAGAACCTACTGAACCTACCGAACCTTTTGCAGAATTTGATGAATGTCTAACTAAACAGGCAGAACAAGAAAAACCCGAGGAAGAGGCTCTTGCGATGCTTATAATTGCTATTGCAGAATTTGAAGCCTATCAAAACAGTACAGATATGGCACAAAAAGATTTCCATTTTAATAATTTTTGGGAATTCGTTAAAATAAATATTGATGGGTGGTTAACTCTTAATGATACAATTTAAAAAAATAGTGATACATAATTTTGGAAGCTACGGACACGTAGAATTAGATTTACAAAATCGTGGCTTCTGTTTAGTATCAGGACAAAATAATTATATAAAAGATAATGCTTTATCTAATGGCGCAGGCAAATCATTTCTATGGAGTGCTATTTGTTATGCATTAACTGGCGAAACCATAAATGGTATTAAAACTAATTTAAAAAATATTAATATTGATGAAGCTGATTGTTGGGTACAATTAGATTTTATGTATAATAAAGATTTATATAATATACATAGAATAATTACTCCGAAATCGGACCTTAAAATTTTTAAAAACGATGTCGATGTTAGTGGAAAGGGGCTTAGAGAATCTGAAAAGAAATTTCAAGAGCTACTTCCTGAACTAACCAAAGACCTTATCGCATCAACAATAATTATTGGTCAGTCAATGCCAAATAAATTTTCATCATTTAGCCCAAGTGGCCGTAAAGATTTATTAGAAAAGCTAACTAAATCAGACTTTATGATTGAAGATTTGAAAAATCGCATTACCGCTCGTCAACAGGCACTTAGTAGTAAAATAAGAGAGTACGAAGATAGCTTACTTGCTAATCGTACTCAATTAAATAGTCACGTAGCTAATTTAGAAAAACTTAAGCAATTTTTAGCCAATCAGCAAAGACCTGATTTTGATAGCTTAATTGCAGCACAAGCTACCAAATTAACCCAGTTAGAAATGCAAAAAACACAATATGAGACAGATATTACTTCAGTAGAAACTGAGATAGAGACCTTAAATAAAAGACTACTAGAGCTATCTAATGAAAAAGCTAAAGTGAGTAGCGAAGAACTTGCAGCTTATACTGCATCCTACACTCAACGTACCACTGAAAAAACTAGACTTGAATTTGATATTAAAGCTTTGAAAAAAGAAATTGATAAACTAAAAGCTATTGTAGATACTTGCCCTACTTGCGGACAACACATTCCAAATGTACAAAAGCCTGACACAAGTGCTTTGGACGCTAAGCTAATTCCGTATCAAGAAGCACTTGATAAAATTAATCAAGATATTTTAAATTGTAATATGCAACATCAAGAATATTTGTCTAAAATTGAAGCTGCGTATAAAGGCGAAATTAACGATTTAACAGGTCGAATATCTACGGCTAAGACTTCTTTGCAAAATATAAAAACGAGTCACAGAAGCTGTATTTCAAGCCTAGAATTTGAAAAAACAAATTATAATAAGCTTATCTATGATAGACAGAACTGGGATAAGTTTATTAAAAAACAGGCCGATGAAATAAGCACTATTGAAACAGAAATTGCCAGATTAACAAATGTAATTTCTATTACAAGTTTAGCTAAAGACGATTATGACCAACGTATTGCTATCATTAAAAAGATGGACCAGTTAACCAAACGAGACTTCCGTGGCTACTTATTAACAAATATTATTAATTACATTGATAGCAAAGCAAAAGACTATTGTTCAACTGTTTTTGGCACTAGAGAACTTGTGATTGAAATAAATGGAAATGCTCTCGATATTACTTATTGTGGTAAAGCCTTTGATGGGTTATCAGGCGGTGAGAAACAAAGAGTGGACTTAATTTTACAATTAGCAATTAGAGACTTATTAACATCATATTTAGGACTTAGTGCTAATATTATTGTTTTAGATGAAATAACTGATTTCTTGGATAAAAAAAGCTGTCAAGCAGTTATGCAACTATTAGAAAAAGAATTAAATACTATCGAGTCTGTTTTCATCATTTCCCACCACGCGGAAGAGCTTGAGCTGCCAGTAGACTCTGAGATAGTTGTAATAAAAAATGAAAATGGTATTAGCGAATTAAGCTAATAAAAGAGGATAAAATGCTGTTTAAAAAACCGAATGATATGAAATACACGGATATGTGTGTATTTATAGACCAAAATGTGCCAAAAATTATAAACCCAGGTGAAAACCCTGAGCTTGAAAATACTATTTATAACTATCTGTGGTTATTGGTAAAAGCACTTGCAATTAAAAAATGCATGTTTAAAAATTTCCAAGACTATGATATGTATTCATATTATGCCGCAAATCGTTTATTTTTGGCTTTACGAAAAAACCAACTTAACCAAGGTAAAACGATTAAAGGAAAATTAATTAGACCGATTAAATCTTGCCTTAACTATACTAAAGCTTTGTTATATCCAATGAAAATTGAATACCAGCGTGAAAGTTTTAAGGAAATTATTGAAGAAGAGTTCGTTTCAACAAAATTTGACGCATTAGCCTTTAAAGAGCGCTTAAAAGATAGCGCCAGGGCTAGTACTGGAGTAAACCATCATTTCGGTGAATATGTTAGAGATGCTTTAAAGAAAAGTAATTATATTTTGGATAAAGTACTCCAAAAATCACCATTCAACAGTTCAACTCCAGAATATCAAAATTTAAAAATTTCAATTCTTTTAACAAGTATTCAAGTACTAAAAACTAAGAAAAAACTTGTGGCATCTCCACAAAGTATTATATTATGGCACCTTCCTAAAAGTATGTCTAATTATACAAGAGTTTTATTAAAAGAGTTTTTTATGGCACTAAAATTAGAGATTATAGATTGTTATAAAGAGGCTGATTTAAGCGACGGCGACCTAGAAAAAATTATATCAACAGCTGCGGAGGACTGGCATGCAGAACAAGAATAACATTAAAAAGAATTTAAATAACTTACACTTATCCGATATATACTCATTAATGCTTTTTGTATTATTTAAAGTACAAGGCATACCAGAGTATGCATTAACTAGTGAATTATGTTACCTTTTAGATGGTGCTAATATGACACGTTTACTTACGTATTTTGCTGGTAGAACTGTAACCTTTCCAACTGAATCAGAAATGACAGTTGTTACAAATGCTTTACTTATGTATCAGTACATAAATATTGACGGCGAAACTTTTACCACTGCACAAAATAAGTTAGGTAAATTAACTAAAAAAGAAAAAGAGGCTGTAACAGATTTATATGTCAAGCTGTTGCCTATTATGAAACAATATAATATTGATAGGAGTCAAATTCAAAAAGGATAATGGCTAAATTTGATAGAAATTTAAGAACTTTTGAAACAAGAGTTAGTTTTATACGAGATGTTTTTTCAAATAAATATAGACCAATAGAAATTATGGCGCACTGTATAAAATATAAGCTAGACAAATCATATGAAATATATTTAACAGACATCTTAAAAAATGTTTGGAACCTGAATGGACAAGACCCCATGAAGGTTTTAAAACGTATAGATAGCAAAATAAAGGAGTAATTATGGCTACACAGACAAATCTTATTGGCGATATAGGAACGCTATTAAAAATTCCTACGAAAATAACTACTGAATTAACTGATAAAGCTTGCTTATGCATTGGCAGTGCTATTAGTGAAGCAAAACATAATGGCCAAGATCAAATGACTTTAAATATCGGTATTGGAACTTTAAGTATTAATTTAGTAGATATGGAATGTAAATTTATTCCAGGAAAAAATTTAAAAACTGCTATTAAAACTGCGCTCAGCTCGTCCATAGACCCATTAGAATATGAATTAGAGCAGATTTTTGCAGATAAGCTTTTAGCTGTTTGTGATGAGGTAATTTAATTATGAATGACAATTATCCAGTAGAAATTGAAGAATCTGAAACTGGATTAGTACCTGTTGTGACGCTTAATGAAGAGTCTGCAGCCTTAATTGAACGTATTATTGCGGAAACAGACGAACAAAAAGCAAAGGATTTAACGCAACTTTTTAATGCCAACCAGAATAAAAAAACTATGGTTAGGGTTAATAAATTAAGTGATTTACTTGATACCATAACAGATCAAGCATTAGCTAGATTTACGGCCAGACCGGACGAAATTTCGAATAAGGAACTTTTTGATGGCTTAAAAATTGTACAAGACCTTATTGAACGTGGACAAAAACAAGTATCTAATGCAGGAGAAACTCCACTGATTCAGATTAATCAACAAACAAATGAAGTTAATTTAGGCGGTTCTAGTAGTAATCTAAGTAGAGATTCTAGAGAAAGAGTTAAGTCGGCGGTAATAAGTTTACTATCAAGTATTACTAATGCTCAAACTACTGTAGAAACACCTACGGAAGAATTGCAAATAGAAGATGAAACAATTCAGGAGGACTCTAATGGAAACGAATAGTACAATACAAAAAATCTTGGCCCGTTTAGAACTGGAAGAAACAGGTAGATATGATAACAAATTTTATGTTATTGACATAACTGATAGCAACGAATATGCTAAGATGTACACAAAGTTAAGTAAAAATGCTATTGATACAGAATATCCTACTTTTGGCACAAATACAAACAATTCTACTGTAAAAGTTACTAATTATTTTGAATTAGAAGAAGATAATCAAAAATATAATATTTTCTTAATTGCAGACTTTGATAATGACAAATACTATCTAAAAATCGGAGGCTTTGAAAAATAATGATTTTTGAGTATTCAGCAACTAGAACTTTTAATGAGATGATAGACATAGTTGATATTGGAAATATGGCCTTACGCTGCACTAAAGAAAAAGATGCTTGTGAGTATTTTATTATTACAAAAACTGTATTTGGCAAAACATCTATTATTAAGTTTGGACCAGTATGTCCAGATATTGATATGTTAATTGATGGTTTTGAAGTGGAATATAAAAAAATGGATTATAAAGAATCTAAGATAGAAAAAGAGATAGATAAATTTATAAATGACTTCAAAAAAGAAGTTTCTTTAGTAGAAGAAATTACTGAATATGAAGCGTGGCAAAATTTTCCTGAAATACAGCAATTATTTAAATTATCTTAAGGAGTTATGTTATGGCAGTAAAAGATGTAAGAGAGTATTTTTATACAATGCTCAGTCAATATTTAGAAGAAAAACAAAATTTAGCTGATTTTGAAGAGGCGTTAAAAGAAGGTTTTATAACAGAAGAACAAATGCAAGAAGCGATGAACAATGTTGCAGCACTCGAAACTAATTATCATAGGCTTGTGTATATTATGTACCTTTTAGATATGCCTAAGCGTAAAGCTAAAAAAACACAATATGTAAAACAATACAAAACAATTTTAGAAGAACTTAAGAAATTGGGAGCAGATTTAGATTCAGTAAAAGCTGAAAATTCGGATGCACTTATTCATTTTAAAGCTGCGCTTAATACGCTTAAAAAAGAAAGCAAGCAATAAATGCTTGCTTTTTAAAAATTATTGAATTATTAATTTATTAATTTAATAACATTAAAAATTTGCTAAATTTAATGTATAATATATTGTATAGTAAAATTATATAAAGGTGAAAATTAATATGGAAAAAATTATTACTAATGTTGAACTTTTGACAAATGCGTCAGAACCATTAACTTTTTTAACCGAAAAAGGTGCACAAAAAGAAGAAGGTACTGAAATTATTACTAAGATTAAAGAGGTGCTTGAAGCTAATTCAGAAGTCTTGGCGCTATCTGCTCCTCAAATTGGTATCAATAAGCGTATTTTTTGTTTAAGATTTAACGACCAAATTAAAACATTTATAAACCCAATTATTACAAAAAAGAAAGGTTTAAATATTGTTGTTGAAACTTGTAGCTCGATGCCGGGTAAAGAAATTGTAATAGGCAGACCTGAAGAAATTACAGTTGTTTATTATAACGATAATTTTGATTATGAAGATAATAAACTTGTTGGAGTTGCAGCCAGTCTTTTTGATCAACAAGCTCAAATTTTAGATGGCGTACTTCCAAGTGAACTTGGGTTGGTGTCGGATATCGAAAAAGATGGTAAAATTGAAGATTCTGATTTAGCTGAAATTATTCCATTCTACAAAGATACCTTCTTACCTGCGCGTTTAGAAAGTCTAAAAACAGTTATCGAATCAGATGAAACAGCGAAAAAAGATTTTAATCATTTGAAATTTACTGAAGGCGTTATTAACGGACGTATAGCTGTTATTGAACCTGAAAGTGAAACTGCTAACAGGGCTAAGGCTAAAAAAGCTGCAAATAAAGCAATATTTAATGCAGGCAAACAACAAAAACTAATGCAGCAAGCAGAGTTTAAAAACTTTGTTAAACGTGTTAGCAGATAATAGGAGAATTTTATGGCAAAAAAGATGATAAGTTTAGAAATACCAGATGAGCTTAGAGAGGCCTTGCGTATTGAAGCATTTAAACGCTCTGTAAGTATTTCAGCAGTAATTAGACAACTGTTAGAAGAAGCTCTACGAAAGGAGTTAGAAAATGAGCAAAACTAAAACCAACACTGACAAAATACTTGTAATCGTGGAGTCTCCAAATAAAGTTAAAACTATTTCAAGTATTTTAAAAAATGCTGGTTACGCTAAAGCAGTGGTGCTTGCTTCAGTTGGGCATATTATGGTACTAAATGATGGCGGCCCTGCCTACAACTCAGGAATTTATCCAAAACAAAAATTTAAAATGAATTTAGCTGTAGCGGAAGGTAAACAAAAAGTTGTAAATGAAATAACAATGCAAGCCAAAAAGGCTGATAAAATTTATCTTTGCTCTGATGCTGATCGCGAAGGTGAATTAATTTCGTGGAGCATCATTAAATTTTGTAAGCTAGATACTGATAAATGTTTTCGTGCTACTTTTCACGAAATTACTCCAAAAGCCGTTATTCAGGCATTAGAAAACCCAGTAGCTTTTGACGATAACCTTGTAAATGCTGGACTTACTAGAATGATGATAGATAAGTTAATTGGTTATGGCTTGTCGCCACTTGCTAAAAAATATCTTGGTGCAAAATCAGTAGGTCGCTGTCAGTCAGTCGGCCTTAAACTAGTATCTGACAGAGAAAAAGAAATATCTGACTTTATACCGGAAATGTACTTTAATTTGTATTTAAATTTTACAAAAAACGGTGTATCTTTTAAGGCAAAGTATTCTGGGTATAATGATGAGGTTATTGAAAAATTTACTAAGCAGGTCGACGTTGACGCAGTTATAAATAATTGCAAAGGCGGTACTTATGTTATTGAAAATATAAAAACAATAAAGCATCAAGAGTCTCCAAAGCCACCTTTTTGCACGGCCACTTTTCAGCAAGAAGCTGCGAACAAACTTGGATTAAAAGTTAAAGATGCGATGAGCTGTGCGCAAAAACTTTTTGAAAGTGGAAAAATTACATACCATAGAACAGACTCTACTGAACTAGCACCTGAATTTATTCCAGCGTTAAAAGCTTATATTGAAACTACCTATGGTACTGATAAATACGTTGGACCTAGAAAAGCTAAAAAGAAAGAAACTGACCAAAATGGCCATGAGGCTCTTAGAATAACAGATCCCACTTTAACACCTGCGGCTTTTGAAGCAACAGGAGCTGCTAATTTACTAGTAAAAGTTTATAGGCTAATCTGGCAACGTACTATTGCTACAGCTATGCCAAATGCCACTATTTCTGAAACTGTTTATATAATAAATAATAACAACCACAAGTTCGTGCTTAGTTCTAAAGAGCTTATAAAAGCAGGCTATAAAGAAGTTTATGAATTTGATGATGGCCAAGCACTGTGCACGCTACCAGTATTCACAGTAGGAGAGCTTTTGGAAAATACTGAACTTGAATCAGTACAGTCATTTACAAAACCAAAAAGTAGATTTACTGAGGCTGGACTAGTAAAAGAACTTCAGTCTAGATCAATTGGACGTCCTAGTACTTATGCGACAATAGTTGAAACAGTGTTGAGCCCAACACGCGGATATGCTAATTTAGAAGAAAAGCACATTGTTCCAACTGACCGTGGTATGCAGTTAGCTGATTACTGTGATAGGTCATTTCCAACGTTAATAAATTTAAATTATACTAAAGAAATGGAAGAAAGCTTAGATAAAATTGCTGACGGAAAAACTAACTGGTTAGACTTTATGGAAATTTTCTATAAAAATATACAAGAAGTTATTGGTACCACAAATGAGACCGGTATTGCTCCGGAGTTACCAGAAAGGGAATGTCCAATCTGCGGAAAACCGATGGTGGTTAGAAGAAGCAGATTTGGAAAATTATTTTATGGATGTTCTACTTACCCAAAATGTAGAGGAATTATTAGCATTGACTAATAATTTAATAGATCAAAGCATTTTAATTGCTAAATTAATTAGATTATTTTATAAGTATAAAAAATTAAAGGAGAATTAATAAATGGCTAGTATTTTTACCACACCAGAAATGCAAGCAGCAGCAAAGTCTTTTATGCACGATGTAATGGTTGCTGCAGGTGTTCGTGGTTCACAACGTCAGAATTCGACTCGTGTTTTTACGTATCCTGAAGAAGTTAAAGCATCACAAGCAATTTCTGACGAACTTATAAATAGAGAGTTTAAAGATATTGATAGCAGCATTAATCGATTATCTGGTGAAAGCTTCCAAGCTACGTTAAATGGTGGAGGTTGGAAACGTTTCAAAGTAGAAGCTATAGCAAAAGCTATTGTTTATATGGCTGAGCTTCTTAATCTATACTGGGATGACACTATTAGAACACCCTATGAAATAGATGAATTTAAGAAAACTGTTTTAGGTATAATGGTATACAAATATGGCAGATATATTTCTGCTGTTAAAGATCCAAAAGCTCCAAAAACTAAAACTACCAGTAGCTCAAATACTGGAAATGCTACTACTGGTACTGTTAAATCAGCACCTCAAAATGGGTATAAGTCTTCAGGTCCTCAATCAGGAAATGTCAGAGATTTACAAGATGTTAGTGGTGGTGCTGGTACTCCTGGCCAAAAGGTTATGGCTGGTGGCAGTTTAATTTATAAAATTATTGCAGATAAAGTTGGTAAAAATACTCCTAACGTATTTATTAAACCTTTAAGTGCTTCCGGCGAAACTAATGGTACTAATAAAATTTTTATTAGTAGCGGTAATGGTTATACAGACTGCACTTGCTATTTTGATGATCCTAACAGTGCTCAAGCATTCTTAGATAAAATTGTTCAAAATAATCGAGTTCCTGCAAATATAGTTAACTTACGTGTCGTTAAAATGACAGCCGACCCTAACGGTTATTTCCTTGTAGGTACTGAATTTGGTACTGTAGCAGTTAGTGCAAAGACATTAAATGAAGCCTTAACTGAGGCTGCAAAATTAACAGAAGAAAGGGGCGAATGCTGGGAAAAGGCCACTAAAGATTACACTAAAGAAGAACTTAGAGAGCTCCACGACTGGATGCGTAGAGACTAATTCGGAGGATAGGAAGTTTATTATGAAAATAAAAAAACAAAATTTAAATGAAAGCGCACTTACAAAAGAAATTGAACTTTTAGAAGACGCTGTTGAAACAGAAGAAACATCTGCTGAATCTACTGAAGATATGGTTATTGATGACGTTGTAGATGCTTCAATAGATGAAATTGCTACAGCTATAAAAGATGCTGCTAAAGAAGCTTCTGATGGTAAAGAAACTTATTCTGATGTAAATGCTAAAAAAATTGCTAATGAAATTAAAACTTACGCAAGCGGTTTTGACGCTGCAGCTTGGGCCCCAGTAGATGTAAAAAGCGAATTTACTGATATGTTAGATGATTGCCTTGCTAATGCTTTAGTAGCTCATTCATCAGGTACACACGATGGCGTAGATTTACTTGTTTGCGGATTACCTGGTTCTGGTAAAACTGGAATATTTAAGGAATGGGCAAAATCACGTGGCGTGAATGATTTCTATTTAAATGCAAAAAATGATGACCTTGGTGCTATTCTTAACGGTTTCCCAATTAGCACTACTGAAACTGATGCGGACGGTAATACTGTGCATGTAGTTGACCGTGCATTTTCTAAGGCACTTAACAAATTAGACCGTGAACGTTCAGTATTATTCTTAGATGAATTTAATCGTGCTGCACCAAAACTTCGTGCTACATTATTGACACTAATAAATGAACACAAAGTAGAAGGTAAAGATAAAGATGGTTTTAGACGCTTTGATAATTTATTATTTACTGTAGCATGTATTAACCCATCAGTTCCTACTGACCCAGGTGCTATGGACTTAAACGATGCAGAAATGTCCCGTTTCGTAAATAAATTAGATTGGGATTCTAAGCCTGACGAAGCTATTAAGTATACAAATTTCTACTTAAATAAATTAATAAAAGAGCTTGACCCAAATAGTCCTAACTATGCCTTTATGTATATTCGTTATACAAAAATCTTAAATCTTGCTAGAGCTCTTTTAACTGATTACCGTTTTGAATTTGACAAACGTGATGACTTACTTGACTTATTCAATGAAAAAGCTACAATGCTTAACCAACGTGCATTAACTGATGCACTTATGTCCCACGGATACAGTAAACAAAAGTTCTTAAATTGGGTAGATAAATATTCAGGTTTCCTTGATAAAGACAAACAAAATATTCACGACATTTTAGATTCTTGGGATGAGCCTGATGTAAAAGTCCCAACAGCCGGTGATGAAACCGCTGCTACTGACACTTCAGACGCTTCGGATACTTCAGTTACAACAAATAATACTACTGATAGTGATGATTTTGACAGCGTATTTGGAACAGACGGTGATGAATCTGATACAGACTTATTCGGTAGCACAACATCAGCTGCTGGCCAAGCTGCAAAAGTAAGTGCGTCAGACGCTTTAAATCGTATTAAAGGCTTTGATTTTAGCCTATAATAACTTTAAATTAAGGAGATTATACTATGCAAATAAATAGAGCATTGCTTGAGTCTTCTGATATTACTAGGCACTTTATGACTGACAGAGAACGAAAAGTTAAAAAAGCTCTCTGTCAGCTTTTAATAGACAGAGGTCATAGAAAATACGCAGAACGCTTTTGGAAGCTAGATTTTAATATTATAGACTCTAAAAAGCATCCTGATTTTACTGCAGCTATATCTTTTGATGACGCAACAGTGTTTATCAGTGATGGGTTTCTTGGTGGTGGACAAGGTATTTTTAATCAGCTAGATGTTTTACTACGCCACGAAATGGCACATAATTTAATGATGCATCAGATTAGATTAATGCACATATTTAAGAAATTACACGCAAATGACCCAGATGAGGCCTATGAACGTATTAAATATAGTTCTAGTCTTCATACCCTTTTAAATATTATAGAAGATTTTGAAATTTCTAATAAACGATATACCGCTGCAGATAAAGATGTTGTAAGAAAAATGCAGCTGAATGGTAAGGTTATTGGTGGCTTAGTTACTGAAGATCATCGTGGCTGGGACAAAATGCCTTTAGAACAAATGTATGACGAGCTTTCTAAAGAGTTAATTAGAATTAATAGTGAAATTAGAAGTGATCCTTACTGGCAACCGAAGTCAAAATTTGCTAATAATAAACAAATATATGATCAAATTGAGATAGTTGGCAGTGGAAGTACGCGTGATACTGGTGCTATTGCAGCATATAGAGATTATATGCGTCCTTCTGGTATAAAGGCTCCTATTGACTTTTTTATGAAGTCTAGTATTTATAAAAACTGGCCAGAAACATTTAAAAAGCTAATAACCAACATTTATGAAGGATTAAAGAATTTAACGTCAGATGCTGAAAAACAATCTATATTAGATATTGTAAAAGCTATTTCTGAGACAAGTCCACAAGAAACTTTTGATATAGTTCATCCTATTAATGGTAATATAATTAGTACTTTATATACTCCAGAAGACAAAATGATTATCATGGATGTGCTAAAAAACTTAGTTGGCAATATAAATTATAATCCGTTAAAATTTAATATTAAGCGTAAGAAAAATTCTCAAGAATACAAAGATGCTTGGAATAAAGTAATGAAACAATTAGATTCAAGTAAATTTGACGATGAGACTTTAGCACAAATTCAAGCAGCTATTGCTAACGCATAGTACTGAGAGGCGAATAATTATGGATATAAATAAAATTTTACAGGATCTTGGGTTAAATCTTTCAAATCCTGATGCGAAAAAAGGCGCTACTGAGGCTATACAAGCAATTTTGCAGTCTAGAATACCTATGGGTGGTTTAGGAGGTATGACACCTCCTGGCGGTGAAGTTGATGTTGAAATTGACCCAGATTTAATTCAACCCTCAGATAAACAGCCTTCTAGCGCAGACGACGATATAGACGCAGAAATAAACGATGAAGAAAACATCTTAGATCAAGTAAAACGTAATAAGTCAGAAGAGGATTCTGGCGATACTACAAATAACGACTCTGGTAGTAATTCTTCAGACAGCGACTCCTCTGATGATTCTTCTGATAATAAATCTTCTAATACTAATGATGAGTCTTCAAACAGTTCTAAAAAAGCAGATGATGCTAAAAAAGACGACATAGACACTAAAGATAGCAATGATACTAGTTCTGACATAGAAGAAATTGCTGATGATGACAAAGAAAGCGTCGGCAGTGAAGAAGATGAATCAGAAGAAGACCTAGAAGATGATAATTTTTACGATGACGATTCTAAAGAAATTGATGCCAATGAAAATCCAGAGGATGAAGAGGAGTTAGAAGGTGAAGATGATTCTAGCGATGATTTTGATGAAGATGACTTCGAAGATGAAGAAGCTGAGGAAGACGACTTCGATGATGAAATCGAATCTGACTCTGATGTAGGTTCTGAAGGAGACTCTGGAGATTCTGATTTTGATGAAGAAGACTTAGAAGACGAAGAAGCTGACTTTAATGATGATTTTGATGAAGATGATTTAATTGATGACTCTCTTAAAGATATTGAAGATGCTGAAATAAAAACAAAAGCTAATGCTCGTAAAATTAAACGTGAACGTACTCTAACGGCCGCTAAAAATACTCTAGACGCCGCTAAGGCAAGAAATGCAGCACCTGCTTTAGTAAGAGAACTTGAAAAAGCTATAGAAGCTCTTGAAGCTTTGACAGAGGCAGTTAAACCTAAAAATATTAAAGATGTTTCAGATGAAGAGTTTAATTTACTAGTTAACCGTGTTTTTGATGCTATTGATGCATTAGGTGATAAAAGCTTAACTTTTACTACTGATGAGGAACGTCAGCTTAAGGCAAAAGAAATAAAAGCAGATATGGCTAGCTCTGAAACTCAGCATGAGCTTTCAGCGGAAGATGCTGCACTAATTCGTGACGAGCATCAAGCTACAAAAGCTAGAGATAAAGAAGCATCTAAATATCAAGCTAGAGGACGTAGCTCTTTTAAAGGCTTTCAAGACTTCTTAAATAGCCTATATCGTGCTATTGCGCTTCAAGTAAGTACTGAAGAAGAACGAAATGACTCTTGGTCTGCTATAAGTCGTAGAAATAGTGGAGCAGGTGTAATACAACAAGGTAAACGTATCCAAGATTTAAATAATAAAAGAATTCCAGTGATAGATTTCTACTTTGACCAATCTGCCTCATGGGATGCTTCGGATATTAAAATTGGTGAAAAAGCCGTTTCTGCCCTTGCTGATATGGAAGCAGACGGTAAAATAAAAATAAATATATATTATTTTGCTAACCATGTGCATACTGATGCTTCGTCAGCTCGAGATGAAGGTGGTACAAGAGCTTGGAATGACATTGTTAAAAATATAGTTTCTACTAATGCAGCTAATGTAATTATTATGACAGATGATGATATGGAAAATTGGTGGGAACCTCAAAAGAAACCTCCATTAACCTACACAGTACCTGGGTATGTTTGGTATTTATGGAAAGATGGTTATAATGCCCCAAGATTACCGCGTGATTTAAAAGGCAGAGGCGGAGTTCAACAATTCTCATTTAGTGCTAGTGATATATAAAAGGAATAATAAAATGGAATATGAGTTAAAAGATAAATTACAAGTAACAAAAGAGTTTCTAAATGACCTTGAAGTAAAAAGCTGGCAAGAAATTGAGCATTTACAGAATCAAATAGTAAATATAGAAGCAACTAAAGAAAATCTTGAACTAATACAGCTTCTTAAAAATCTACTAACTAGCTATTATGTGTTTACTGGTGGCTTAGAAAATCTTAATGATAATACTAATAAACTGACTATAAATGAGCCTAAATCTATTGAGTCCATTAAACTCGAACCTGAAGCCACTTTTAGTGATGAATTTGTTACATCTGAGGTCGCTTTAGAACAAAATATGGACAGTAGTGAACCATTTGAATATTTTGTAGATTTTGATGAGCCTGTTGGCGAACCGCTAACAGACGAAGAACTTTATAATAATTAATTAAATACAAAGAAGCATTTGTAGTCTTACGAATGCTTCTTTTTTTATTTGCTAAATTATACGACGGCCGCGGTAGCAAGCTTAGCCTTTCACTGTTGCTGCGGTTTGTCATTTATTTAATAATATTTCATAAGGAGAAACGCTTCTAATGACTCAAAATAAAAAAGCTTTTATTGAAGCTAAAAAAAGAAAAAACAAGAAACCCTATAGCTCAGTTACTTATACTACTGGTGATGTTGCTTTAAATATTGGTAGGTTTAATCAGGCTTTTGGCACTACTGAGGGAAGTGAAGTCGGTATTGGTGGTGAAGGCTCTTTATGTGAAGCAAAGCGTTATGTGCGCAGATATTATATTCGTCCACAAAATATCTTCTGTTCAAATAAAGCAGAAATTCTTAAAGCATTAATTGAGCTTGATGATGCTAACTGCTCTGTATATACTCTAAATAATCTTGGTGATGATAAAGACGTTAATAAGCTAATGACTAGTGATATTATATATTATTATGATGATGGCATTCTTTATGATAAAAATAAAGTAAAAGTTATGGACTATGATCTTTCTATTAAAAAAGAAGAAAATCGTAAGAAATTTGCTAATGTTGATAAAGCACCCGATAAAGAATTTAAAGCAGAATATGAAGATCGCATGACAGACGCTACTGAACTAGAAGAAGCTTTTAACTTAGATTTTGACGACGTTAATGTTTTTGGTGAAAAGCTAACCGAGGCTAAAGAACGTTTCTGTTGTATTTGTGGTGAGCCTATTGAGGGGTATGGAAATAATCCTGAGCCTTATATGTCTGCTGAGGAAGGTAAATGTTGTGATGCCTGCAATCTTAGATTCGTTATTCCAGCTAGAATGGACATGATGGAGGATTAATTTATGTATAGCATCTATATACCCACTGTTGAAGATGTGGAAAAACTTCTTTCTGCGAAACTTAGCTATGACGCTGCTATTGCAAAAGGTCAAGCACACTACCATCAATGGACTTATAAAAACTTTAATCTGACTCCATGGGGTATTGCTTTTAATATAAGTAAAAGTAAGTTTAACAAAAAAGCGGCACTTGGTAAAAATAATGGTCAAACAGAAGACGGACAAAGAGCTCTTGCAATGCGTTATTTTATCGTAGCTGTTGCTATTGGTTGGCAAGAGCTTGTCGACCAATTAAAGCGTACAATAAAAAACTGGGGTGTTACTGAAGAGGTGTTTAAAGATGTTGCACTTACTACATGGCAAGACCCTATTATTATGCAAGCAATTTCGAAGGCTATAGAAAACGTACAAAATAGCGGTAAAATAAAACTCACAGAGGCAGTTGAAAAGCATAATACATTAAATTCTAAACTTTTTACAAAAGAAAAAGTTCTCAAAGATAAAGTTAGAGCTAAAATGCTCGAAATTGTTGATGAATTTTTAGCTGACCTTAAAGAGCAAGATATTAAAATTAAAGTTGATGATATTTTATTAATCGGTTCAAATGCCAGCTACAATTATACTAAAGATAGCGATATTGACCTTCATATCTTAACAAATGTAAAAGCAACTGACTATTCGTCAGAAGTTGCAAATGCTTTATATAGTGCTTATCGTTCGTTATTTAATAAAAACTTAGATATAGAATTTTTTGGTATCCCACTTGAAATTTTCGTAGAGACTGAAGATAGTACCAGAGTAAGTAACGGTATATATTCAGTAAAGAAAAATAAGTGGGTTAAAAAGCCTGAACAAGAAGAGATTCCTGATTATGATGCCAAAGCTTTAAATAAGCTAGTTGATGAATGGGAAGAAAAGTGTAAAAAACTTATTGCAGATATAAAGGCTGACAGACTTAATGATGAGAAAAAAGTAGTTAAAATGCTTGAAAACATTTATGAAAAGCTCCGCAAAAAAGGTATTGCAAAAGGCGAATATTCAATAGAAAATCTTGCATTTAAAGAGCTACGTAATAAAGGTTACTTAGACCAACTTAAAGACCATAAACATGAATTAATTTCTAAAAGACTTTCTCTTGAAGAAAAACTTGACAGACAGACTCGTCTAGATGTATACAATCAAATATCTAGAGCTGCTGGAACTCATCCTATTATTCAAGATAATGGAATGTTCTTTATCTATAATATAAAGCCTTCTGAAATTAATTCAAAGGCTGCAGCACTCAAAAAGCTTCCTTGTGTTGCTGAAGTTATTGCCTATGAAAACGGCAAATATGATTTTTCAAATATGCTTGACATTGCTATGAACAAAATGCCAAGTAAATACTATGATATTCGTGGTAAATTAAAAAATTAAAATTATAAAAGCACTCTATTTATTTAGAGTGCTTTATTTTTATTAAATTTATTTGCTAAATTATACAGTAAATGACTTTTTGAAAGGCGGTTTAAGCATGAAAAAACAAAACCTACAAGAGCAGTGCCTACTTGAGCTGCTTAAACTCAATGAAGCAACTCGTACTCAACTTGTGGCGCAATCTAGAAACGTTGGCACGTATAAAAATCAAGAGCGCGGCAAAACTCGCATGGACCGCAAGAAATACTCTAAAATAGCTAATGCTGTTAAGAGCTATAATGAAATTAATATGAATCTGCTATTTAAACAGGATATTCTTCAAGTTAATATACCAGTCGTTGGTGAAACCGATGAGTATACTGTTACAATAAAAATTGAAGGTGTTGTTGCTGAGATTCAAAAAAATATTAAAAATAATGGTAATAAACTTGAATTTAGAACTATTATTCAAGCGCTAACAAAAGTTTTTAATACTACTGACGTTTATGTAAGGTGCACTTGTCCAGATTTTAAATACAGATTTGCTCATTGGAACATTCTGAAAAATGTATCAGTAGATGACACAGCTAGCGACCCAGGTCCTGGTAAAGGGATAGCAAACCCTAATGATGATAAAGGACGCGGTTGTAAACATATTTTATTAGTATTAAGTAATGGAGCTTGGATGATGAAAGTTGCTTCAGTAATTCAAAACTACTGCCACTTCTTATCTGAGAAAAAGCCGGAAGCTTTCTTAAAATTAGTATTTCCTAAACTCTATGGCGTGCCTGCTGATGAAGCAGCTGATAACGATATCGTTGCAGATAATGAAGACCTTGAAACAGGTAAAGACCTTATTGATATTGTGAATGAGTACGGTAAAAATAGAGGGCGCTTCAAAAAAGGTAGTAATAAAAATCCTATTACTAATACTGGCGGTAGACAGAAAACAGAGCCACCTAAAGAAGAAGATGTCACTACGGAAGAAGCAGCAGAGGAAAAACCAGAAGCAGCCACACAAGAAGACAACGAGAATGATGAAACAAAAAGCTAAGAATAGCTGCCTATGGCAGCTATTCTTTTTATTTTAAATACCTTACTAAAATAATTTGCTAAATTATACGCAGGGAGCAACGGAGTCGCGATCCGTTGAGATAATTAGGCTATTTCCTGATGACCTGAAGCTGCAAAACATATTTTACAGGAGAAATATAAAAATGGAAAACGCCATGACTAAGTTAGATGGGCGTATGTATTATGTATACATGCATCAAAATACCGTAAATAAAAAACGTTATTTCGGCTTGACTTGCCAGAAGCCAGCTTATAGGTGGGGTAGGGGTAGCGCTTATAAAAATAATAAGCCTTTTTATGATGATATAGAAGCATTTGGCTGGGAAAATTTTACGCACGAAATAGTTGCTTCAGAACTAAGCAGAATAGCAGCAAAGCAACTTGAACAAAAGCTTATTGCAGAGTTTGACTCAACAAATCCTAAACTCGGCTACAATAAAACTATTGGAGGCGAGGGCCACTTGAAGTATAAAACAGAAACGGAACGCTGCGAAGCACTGCGAGAACAAAAAAGACGTGGTAATCGTAAATTTATGCAAAACCCAGAACAGCAAGAAAAAGCACGTCGATACTCAAAACAATACAGATTAGACAACAAAAACAACCAAAAGCTTGCGATAAATAACCCAGAAAAACGAAAACAGTATCAAGCAAAATTTTGGTCGGACCCTGCCCACAAAGAAAAGCACAGAGAAGCTCACAAAGCAAGTAATAAGCAACAGTACCGCGAAGTAGATGGTTTACGCTGTAAACTAAAAGCTCTGTATGAACAATATCCTGCTTACTTCGCCAGTGAACAGGTCAACGCTGTGTTTGGTAAGAAAAATAGAAACTACCTAGTAAATTCAAAGAAAGTTCTGACAAAAATTTATTTAAGCATACAAACTCAGCTAGAAGACTCTGAACAAAAATAAAAACTATCTTATTTCAAAATATTGTATAATATATAAGGAGAATTCGAATTGATGATATCAAACGAATTAAATTTAGAACAACTAAATAGTCTGTCTCCTGAAGAACGAGCTCTGGCCCTAGAGATACTAAAAGAAATATCACAAGAAGGCCAGTCTGCTTTATTAGATGACCTAAAATATTCAGACTTCGAAGAGATACCTGTCGATATAATGACATTTATTTCTGACGAGCGCTATCTTGGACGTGGCCTGTGGATAAAGGATGAATTTACAAATGAGCGAAAATGCACAGTGTTCCCGTACTGGATTGAAAAACTAAAAGAAATTTTTCCTGATAATATAACGACTAGATATAATACGGTTATTCTAACAGGCTCTATCGGTCTTGGTAAATCATTTATTGCAGTTGTATGTCAGTTATATTTATTATATAGAATGCTTTGTTTAAAAGACCCTTATACATATTATGGGTTGCAACCCATAGATAAGATCACGTTCTCAATGTTAAACGTAACTATTGAAGCAGCACAAGGCGTTGGCTGGGATAAAATGCAACAGCTACTACAAAGCTCTGACTGGTTTATGGAACGAGGTAATATGAATGCTAGCCGAACAAACCCACAATGGCAACCGCCTAAAGGAATTGAGCTTGTATTTGGTTCTAGTAATAGACACGTAGTTGGTCGTGCGCTATTTTCAAATTTCTCAGATGAAGTTAACTTTGGCGTTGGTAATAACGTAGAGAAACAGAAAGCTAAGCTTAAGAAAATGATTTCTCAGATCGACGCTCGTATGATTTCTCGTTTTGGTAAAGGTACCTACCTTCCAACGATGAACATCATCGCTTCTTCAAAAGATTCAGAACAAGCGTTTATGGAATCTTATATTGAAATGAAGCGACAAAATGAAAGTAAAACTACTCTTATTGTAGACGAACCGCAGTGGATTGTTAGAAATGATAAAGGCTCGCCAGATGACCCTGGTAGCTTCTATGTCGCTGTTGGTAATAAATTCTTAGCACATGAGCTGCTTCCAGTAAACGCTACAGAAGAAGAAGTAAATGCCTATAGAGAAAAAGGCTATTATATGTTAAAAGTTCCTCCTATTTATCGAGAAGCTTTTGAAGATAATATCGACCTTGCTTTGACAGATAACGCAGGTATTTCTACTTCAAGCTCTACTAAATATATTTCTGGTGTTAGACTAAATCAAATTAAAACCGATACTTATAAAAATCCATTTACTAAAGATATTATTGAAGTTGGTAATAGTCCTGAGGATATTATGCAGTACTCTAATTTCTTTGACTTATCGAGAGTCACCCCGAGAGATATGGCAAGACCCTTGTTCATCCATCTGGATATGTCGCTATCTGGGGACAAAACCGGTATTGCAGGCATATGGATAACGGGTAAAAGACCTCCACAGGCTGGAAGTAATGACCCGGGCAAAGAGCTTGAGTTTAAGCTCGCTTTCTCAGTATCTGTAAAAGCTCCAAAAGGATTCCAAGTAAGCTTTGAGAAAAATAGAAACTTTATACGCTGGTTACGAGACCGTGGCTTTGCGATTAAAGGAGTTTCGTCAGATACTTATCAATCTGCTCAGATTCAACAACAACTAAAAGCAGACGGTTTTAATACTAAGATACTTTCGGTTGACCGTGTAGACAGTACAACTAAGCAGTGCTTACCGTATGCTTTCTTTAAATCTGCTATCTATGAAAGACATTTGCAGATGTATAAAGATTGCACATTACTAACAGAAGAAATTGTTAGTTTAGAAAGACTTTCTGATGGGCACATTGACCACCCGCAAAACTTTTCAAAAGACCAAGCCGACGCCGTCTGCGGTTCATTATTTCTAGCGAGTGAGTTTGCTGAAGAATATTCGTATGACTATGGCGAAAACTTAGAGACTTCTTTAGAAGTAAACAGTGCTTCTGATGATTTTAAAAAGCAACAAATGATTGCGGACTTCCAAGAAGAGCTTACTAAAATATATAGTGAAATGTATATGGCTCAAGAAGCCTTAGACTATAAGAAAAAACAAGAATATGAAACATACCAAGATATTATGAATGGTATTATTATTTTATAAGGAGACCATAGAATATGGCGGAAAATAAAAATCCAAAAAAGAAAACGTCTCATCCACTAGTTGGAAGTCAAGCTAAACCGGTAACTCTAGATACCACTACCACTTTGGATATTGATGTTAAAAATACACTAGTAGATAACATTATTGAAGCTGGCCTATCCGGTGGGCTTGATATGGCAGCTATTGAAAACTTTACAAGTGTGTCAAACTCACGTGACCAAATTTATCAAATGATTGATACGATGTCACAGGACTCTTCAGTATCTGCAATATTAAGAACATTTGCAGAAGACGTGTGTGAACCTTCAGATAATGGCCACGTTATTTGGTGTGAGGCTAGCGATTCCCAAATTAGTAAATTTGTAAATTACTTATTAAATGTCATGAATGCTGATAAAAATATGTATGGCTGGACACATTCTTTACTTAAATATGGTGACCTATACTTACGTCTTTTTAGAGAGTCAGACTACACAGATGAGTTGTTTAAATCAGACAAAATTGACCAAGCCTATACAGCTAGAAGCACTTTAAATGAAGCTTTTGGCTTGGATTTTGAAGAAAAGAAAGAAGAAAACAAAGAAAAACTGGACGAGGCGGTTAAGTTAAATCTACATAAAGCTTTAGACTTATATAGCTATTATGTTGAAGCTGTTGATGACCCCGGTACTATGTTTGAATTGACCAAATTTGGTAAAACTTATGGTTATATAGAAACTCCTAATGTAGAGTCAAACCTAGATGCGCTCTCTGCTTTCACAGGTACAACCACTTCTGGAGTATACAACTTTAGAATGAAGTCAGCTGATGTAAATGTATGGCAAGCGGATGACTTTGTACATGCATGTTTAGAAGACAACTTTACTAGATATCCAGAGACTGTAGAATTATTTATTGATACAGAAGGTAAAAAGAGCCAATCTTATAGTGTACGCCGTGGTAAGTCTCTTCTTTATGACTCATATAAGATCTGGCGTGAAAAAGCACTTCTTGAAAATGCTGCATTATTAAACAGAATTACTCGTTCAAGTATTGTTCGTAAAGTTGGTGTTGAAGTTGGCGATATGCCAAAAGAGCAAGTACAACAAACACTCCGTCGCGTTAAAGAAATGATGGAACAGAAGAGTGCTATCAATGTCGGCAATGGGATGACAGAATACAATAACCCAGGGCCTATTGAAAATAATATTTATTTTGCTACACACGGTGGTCAAGGTAATATTACTGTTGAAGCTGTTGGCGGTGATGTTGAAGTTAAGAATCTAGCTGACCTTGATTGGTGGAATAATAAATTCTATTCATCTTACGGCATACCCAAGCAATATTTTGGGTGGACAGATGATGGTGCAGGCTTTAATGGTGGTACGTCATTAACAATTTTGTCAAGTGTTTATGCTAAAAGTGTTAAGCGTGTTCAAAATGCGATGATCCAAGCACTAACTGATGCTATAAATCTTTTCTTGCTAAATAGAGGCTTAAAGAGTTATTTAAATAACTTTACCTTGAAAATGAAAGCGCCAGTTACTCAGGAAGAAATTGATTATCGTGCTGACCTTACCAATAAGATTAATGCCATTAGTAGTATTCAAGGATTATTTACTGACATTGAAGATAAACCACGTAGACTACGTATTCTTAAAGCACTTATTGGTAACTTAAACTTCGGAGATGACCTAAATGTCGAAATCGATTCAGAAATTAAAGCTCTTGAAGAGGCTGCGGCAAAGGCAGTTGAAGAAGCAGAACAAACCGAGACAGAAACTGCTGAAGAAAATTCTTCAGAAGCGCCTGCAGAGGATACTAGTGATTCAACTGATATGGATCTTGGCTCATTAGATGCACTAGAATCGTTTAGTGCACACGAAGGTGATATATTATTAGAAGACCAAACAGGACTTGATATACTAACTGAAGATGATCTTCCTTCTCCTGCTGACCTTGACGCAGACAAAGATTTTTCAGAAAATAACTAATATATAAAAATTGAGAGGCTAAAAATGATTACAAAAAATGACTGCTTAACTATCTTAGTAGCACTTGAAGATAAGGGTATAAGTATTAATAAACCAATGAAAGCTTTAGTAACATCTAAAGAAATTCCAATGGAAGTTTTAAAATTTATTTTAGATAACCGCGGAAGTGACGTTGCTAATTTCTATGAAATGCTTCGTAAAAAGCATAATCAAAAGAAATCACCTCTATATCATAATATTGTTAAAGATATAGAAGACACCGATGAAGTCATTACTACTCTTGCTTGCTTGTTAGTGCAAATTACTTTATATAGTAATAAACTTAGCACTAATAAAGAGATTTTTCAGCGTGAGGTGCGTGCTGAAGAGATTACAAGAGTGCTTAACAAGTACTATGACTCAGGTGACTTTAGTCAGTGCTTAGCGCTACTTAAGCTGATAAAAGCAGATATGCTAGTGCTTGAGTACATCAGTGGGCGTAGACAAGCCTTAAATTAAATTAAAATTTTAAATAAAAAATAAACTACGTTAACAAAAGTGACGTAGTTTATTTTTTATTTAAAATTATTCGCTAAATTAATTGATTAGACGGATGTCTAAAAATATGTAAATAATACCTAATAAGGAGACATTTATAATGGAATTAAAAAATGGCTATAAATTAATTTATGAAGTCGTTGAAAATGGGGTAAGAAAATTCAGAGCCTCTAAAACTGGCGTACCTGCAGTAGATGATTATGTTATTACCTCTAACACAATCGGCACTAATAAGCTTGTTTACGAGTATAAAGGCAACTTCTATGGTACCGGTGATAAATTCATTCCTACATACAATGAAGATGGCACCCCTGCCGATACAGCGCTTATCTCTGATGAAGCTTTTGCAGAAGTGTTTGTTGAAGCTACTGAACCAGTAGCTGCTTCAGTAGAACCTGAAGCAAGCGAAGAACCTGAAAAAGAACCCGTTGCTGAACCTGAGATAAAGGATGAAATTCCAGCTCCAGAAGAACCTGCAGCTGACCCTGTTGAATAAATTATTAAATTATTAATTAAATAATTTAATATTAGCTAAATTATTTAGATTACTGTAACTAAGAGGATAATTATGGATTTAAAAAATAAGAAAATTCTTGAAGCGTTACAGATGCAGCCATTGTCCCAAGAGGAAATGAGCTCTAGACATATCTTAGGCAGAATGTACGGTCCTATCGCATCTTGTGTAGAGAGTACCAGAAATACTAGACTATACAATAGAGAGCTTTGGGAAAAAGCTCTTAAAGATGAGATTTTCTTAGAGAAAGTTGCTACTAAAGCACTTTTCTTGGAACTTGGACATCCCGCTGACAGAGAAGAAACTGATATGAAGCAAACATGTGCTTGTATCCCAGAAGTTCCTAAAATTGTCGGCGATGACCTTTGTGCCTATGTTGATATTTTAGACACCCCTAATGGTAGACTGCTAAAAACGCTTGTAGATTATGGATTCGTTCCTGGAATCAGCTCTCGCGGTTCTGGTGACGTTATGGATAATAATCAAGTAGACCCTGAAACTTTCTTTTTGGAAACTTGGGATATTGTTCAATTACCAGCAGTTAAAAAAGCAAGATTAAATATCTGTGAATCTTTAGACTCTGAAGGCGTTAAGCTTAAAAAAGCTTTAGCTGAGTCTTATAAGGCTGCTAAAGAAGAGGACAAAGACACTATGAAAAAAGCATTAGAAAATCTTAATATTGATATTGAAGAAGAGCTTTCTGAAAATGAAGTAGTTGAAGAAACAGCTCATAAGAAACTTCTTACTGCAGATGATATTCCTTGGGCAGATGATGAAGAAGAAATTCTTAATGAAGAAATGCCTGCCGACGAAGAAGAGGTAGAAGAAACAGCTGAGGTAGAAGAAGAGACTACAGAAAATACTTCCGAAGAAGCTACAGAGGCAGAAGAAACCGAAGATGAAGCTGCTGAAGAACCCATAGAAGAAGTTCCTGAAGACGGAACTGTAGATGTTGATTCTACTGAAGAAGATGAAATTAATACCGTTGGTGATGCTATTGAAATGCTTCAAGAGTATGACGACGATATGTTATTACAACTTGAACCTATTGAAATCGATGGTGAAGAGTATGAAGTAGATACTATTAACCACTTTATCGATGACGAAGGTGACAAAGATATATTAGTACTTGGTGTTAACTGCAAAGAAGCTGAAGAAAGTTCAGATGATGCAGATTCAAATATAGAGACTGAAACTGAAACTGAAGAAACTCCTGTTGAAACTATTGAAGAAGTAGACGAAACGGAAGATTCAGCCGACGATGACGGAGAAGACGAAGTAATCGAAAGCTTGAAAGAAGTAGTTAGACAGAAGGAAGCTTTGGAAAACGAAGTTAGTGATTTGCGTAAAGCTAAATCAGTTGGTGATGCCAAAGAACAAGAGTTACAAGAAAAACTAGACCGTTACAGAACTGCGTTTAAAAATACAAGCGCTGAAGCTGCAAAAGTTCCTGAGCTAGAAGCTAAGGTTAAAGAGCTCACTGAAAAATTAGCACAATCAAATGTAACAATTACAACGTTAACTGAAAAGGTTAACAAAGCACAACAGCTAAAAGAGAGTATTGAAGGCAATAAAGCAAATGAAAAACGCTTAAATGAAGAGTTGTCTAAAGCTACTGAAAAGTCTAAAGCTCTTGAAGCTAAGTTAGAAGGTCAAACAAAAGTTTATACTGAAAAGTTAAACGAAAGAACAAATTTAGCTAAAGCTTATAAAGCTCGCTTTATTGAAACTCTTACAAAATATGTTGAATCTAAAGCAAGCCAATTGGGCGTAGCACCTTCTGAAATTACAAGCCGCCTCAATGAAAATTATACTCTTAAAGATGTTGATGCTGTTTGTGACCAAATTCTTGAATCTACTGTTAACTTCAGTAGACTTCCTTTCGGCGGAAGAACTAAGACGTCGGCACGTGTTACTGAGTCTGTTTCTAAACAGCGAGTAAATTACGATGATGATCTTAGTGACCTTTATGAGCTCGCTGGATTGAAGAAATAAACTTTAAGCTCAAAAACAAAATAGAAAAATTAAAATTTAAAAAGAGGTATATTATGAGACAAAATCTTTTAGAGACTTATTCTCGTCAACTCAAAGTTGCAGAAGCTTATGTTTCTAAGAACTTTGATGGCAAACAAATGTCTAGCAACACAGCTCTTACTACTGCTGTTCTTTTAGACAATACTAACCGTTGGATTACTGAATCTCTCAGCAATGAAATCGGTGCTTCTAACCGTGGCGATATGGGCGCTTGGAAGAAATTCTGCTTAAATTTAACTAATATTGCAGTTCCTTCTCTTATTGCTAACGACTTAGTTATCGTTCATCCTATGACTTCTTACTCTGGTTCTGTAGCATACCTTGAATACGTTTCTCTTACTGATAAGGGCGGCGTTAAGAAAGGTGATATGTTCAACAGCGTATTCGGACATGGTGAAATGGACGAAGCTCGTCAAAACTTCACTTCTCAAGTTGTTATCGAAACTGTTGGTGAAGATGGCAAACTTACTTTCGTAGGCACAGATGATGTGATTGTTGCTGACGGCTTCAAATACATGGACGAAGAAAGCCACGCTATGAAAACTGCTACTTACAAAGTAAATGGTAAGTATACTAACGAAGCTCCTAAGGCTGGTGATAAAGTTGCATATGTAATCGACAGATTCCAAATGGAAAAAGTTCCTGCTAAGGAAATTCCTGCTATCGGTCCTAGAATGAAACACATCCCTCTAGTTGCTGAACCTAGACGTATCGCTGTTCGTTATGATCAAATCACCGCTTTCCAAGCTAAAACTGATTATGGTTTCTCTCTTGACAAACAAATCGCTGAACAAGCTTGCGGTGAATTAGCATACGAAATCGATACTGAAATCGTAGCAATGCTTAAAGAAGGTGCAGGTGAAGCTCAAGCTGAACTTACTTGGAGCAAAACACTTCCTGCAGGTGTTTCTAAATTCGAACACTATAATGGTTTCCTTGAAGTTGTTGAAATGGCTAAAGCTATTATCTACAACAGAACTAAGAAATTCCATCCTAACTACATGGTAATCGCTTCTGACGTTCTTCCTGTTCTTCGTTTCATCAACGGTTTCACCGCTGTTAAAACTGCTAAAATGAACGGTCCTTACAAAGTAGGTGAATTAGACGGCTTAGCTGTTTACGTATCTCCTTTAATGGGTTCTGGCGAATTCTTCTTAGGTTTAAATGGTAGCGATATGATGAGCTCTGCTGGTGTTTATGCTCCTTACATGGCAATCGTTCCTACTCAATTACTTGGAACTCCAGACGGTGGTCTTGCTCAAGGCTTCTCTACTTGGTATGCTAAAGCTCTTCTTAACAAGAACTTATTAGTTGCTGGTAAAATTGAAGCGTAATTAAGACTTAAAATTTAAATATTAAAAACCTCTCTAATATTAGAGAGGTTTTTTCTTTACCTTTGCAAATTATCTGCTAAATTAATTAGATAAAAATTTTAAATAGGAGTTTTTGTTTCTATGGATAGACGTAGATTTTATACTAACAATAGTCTTACTGAAAGTTTTCTTTCTGAGAATCAAAAAGCTAAACTTTTAGAAGAAACTTTTGATGAACTTAGTCGTTTATATGAAGCTGATGAAACCTCAGCACAAGATACTGCTAATGCCGCTGAAGCTCAAAAACAAACAAGTGAAAATGAAGCACAGGCAAAAGATGTTTTAAATAAGCTAAAAGATACAGATTACGAACAGTTTGTTAAAATTTTAAATAGTGATGGAAAGTCAAAAGAATTTTTAGCTTTTTTAACTAAACATTATAATTTAGGCGATAATACAATTCAAACAGTTAAACAATCTGGTGCAAAACTTGCAAAAGGTAAATGTTCGCAATTAATTCCTACCCAACAAAATATTTCGTTAAGTAAGTCTTTAGGTATGATTAATAAACCAGGTTGGTCTGAAAAAATCATTAATACTCCTTTAGAAGCTTTTGATGATCCTACTATTGTATATGCCGGAAAGTATATAATTGATGGTCATCACAGATGGTCTAAAGCTTATGCGCTTAACGGAGGGGATTCAGAAATTAAAGTATTAAATTTCCCTGCTATTGATGGCGTATCTTGGGAAGATATGCTAAAAGCAACTCAGTTGGCGATTGTTGCAGCTAATCCTAATGCTAAGCTAGTTAATGAAGTGGGAAATGATAATATGCTAAAATCATCTAAAGATGAAATTAAAGAATTTGTTATTAATAATGTTTGTGATGAGGTTGTAAATGCTCTTAAAGCCAAAGGCAGAGGCAACAATAAAGAGACAGTTGCAGATAAGATTGGCGACAATGTGCTTGAGATGCAAAAAACTAGTCAACCAGTAAGCGGAGCTGCACCTAGGTCTGTTATGCCACAAACTGACGCGGCCCCTGGCTCTCTAGATAAATTGCAAAAAGCGGTAATAGATTTAGAAGCTTAAATTTACTAAAACAGTATAAATTATAGAGAACTAATAATATTAGTTCTCTTTTTTATTACTTATTAAATTTATTTGCTAAATTAATTAGATATATGCACGAGGAGTAAGAAACTATGAAACTTGAAAATATTTTAGATGAAATCAAGCTCGAACTTACCGGCTATATACTAGATATGGAAATAACCGACGAAACATTAGTTTCTGTAATTAATAAAGCTTTACGTGAACTGGCAAGATACTGGGATGAATCGACTAAAATTACTATTCCATATGCTTCTTGTATAAACCTAGAAGGTGAGTTTTTTGAAGAAAAAGTTAGTTCTATTGTAAAAGTGTATAGAACTGAAGGAATGGGCGATAGTGGCGGTTTGTCTGTTATTAATGACCCTGTCCAAATGGCTCAATTCGCTATATTTAGTAATGGTGGCACGATGTATAACCTACAAGATTATGTTATGAATTATGCATCATGGATGACAATGTACCAAATGAAAAATACAATGTCAACTGATATGTCTTTTACGGAAGACCGTCATAATAAAAAATTATATATTAATAACTATAATGCTCCACGTATGGTCACTGTTGAGTATATTCCTAAGCTAACTTCGGTTGAGGATATCCAAAGTGATTATTGGATAGATATTTTAATTAAGTATTGTGTAGCATTAACAAAAGTAGTTCTCGGAAGAATTAGAACTAGATTTACTCAGACAAATGCCCTTTGGACACAAGACGGTGAAAAAATTTTAGAAGAAGGTAATACTGAGTTAAAGGAACTTCGCGAAATACTTCGTGTAAATAGTAATATGGTCTATATAATTGACTAAGGAGATTAAATAATATGAAAGAATCTGTTACAAAATTTGATTTAGAGTCTGCATTTAAAGCACTTGATGAAATAGAAATGCCAGCAGGTGAAAAGGGCATAAAAGCAAATAGGCCGGCACTTACGGAAATTTTTTCTCGTAAGTCTAAATTTGATTCTCTTTTTGAGGAATACTATGATGTAGGCAGCACAGAAGAACTTGGAGCTGCCAAAGAGGAACGTGAAGCTGAAATCGCAAAAGCTAAACTTGAACGTATTGAGAAAATTGTCGACCTTGATGCAAAATCACCAGAAGATTTACTAACTTCTTACGTTGGTAAATATATAATTCAATGCCCTCAGTGTATGACGCTCTTCTATAAAAATAAAGAAGACATCGTAGAAGCTGAAGATGATCCAAATACTGTAAACGTTGGAGAAGTTTGTCAGCACTGCGGTAATGAATCGGGTTATACATTAGTTGGTAAAGTAGGTGAGGCTGACGCAGAAGCTCCAGCTGAAGAGTTGTCTACTGAAGAGGTTCCTATTGAGGAAAAACCAGTAGAAGAAACTACTGAAGAATCTACTGATGAAGCTACTGATGAAGGTTTAGAAGATTTGGCTGACCTTGAAGACTTAGACCTTGACCTTGAAGAGCCAGCAGAAGAGGAAAAAACTGAAGAGTCTTTCACTGCTCATATGGGTGAAGCGTTAATGGAAGAAGTTCAGGATGATGCTGACCTTGATGCTAAATTAAAAGCTCACAATGAATATATCGAATATTTAAGAAATGTTATTGCTCAAGAAGAAGCCGCTGTAGAAAAGGAAAATAATGAACAAGTTAAAGCTGCTATTCAAAGGCGTATTGATGCTTTTAAAGCTGACCTTGAAGCAGCACTTCCTGATGAAGTTAAAAATGAACTTGTAGCAGAGACTCAAGAAAATCCAGTAGAAGAGGCTGAACTTGATGCAAGTGAATCAGTAGAATCTGCTGATGAAGAAACATCTACTGAAATACAAGAAGAGTCATTAGAAATCGATGGTACTCCACTTACAGAATCATTAAAAGAAGGAGCTGAACTTGAAGTTTCAGCTGATGAGTTTAAAGAGTTAATAGATTCACCAGAGTTTAAAAAGCCTATTTCTGATGTAGCAGTTAGAGCTATGTTAAATTCAGAAAAAGCAGCTGAAGAGGAAAATAAAGAAGTAAAAGAATCAAAGTCTATCTATCAATGTGACGACTGTGGTTATGAGATAGAACTTGACGATGAAGAATATGATGGTATGTGTCCAAATTGTCACGAACATCATGGTTTTTATAAATTAGAAGAAGGTATTTTCGACGGCACAGGTGTTACACGTAACCAACAGGCCGACTGGATTTTAAAAAATGCTAGGGAAAACTATAATGATAGTAAATCTGCACAAGCATTTAATACTTTTGTAATTTACTACTTCAAAGGCAATTTTAGAAAAGACCAAAATGATACAGAAGGAAAAGGTAAAAAAATAACAGTAGCTCCGAAGCCAGATAATAAAGACCTAGTAGTTGGCCAGGCTCCTGACGCTAAAACAAGCTATAAAGATGCTGCTAGATTAGCCGCTGGTTGGAGTATGATAGAAGGCAATGGCCCAGCTATGATTTTTATGGCAAAAAAACTTGAAGATACAAATAAAACTTTCTTCTGTGAATATTTTAAAGGTGATTTAATACAAAGCTCAGACCAATTAGCTTCTATGTTAGACAAAATCAAAAACAGTCTAAAGGGTGCTAAAAAAATGGCTAAAGCTAAACCAGGTCAACCAGACTATAAAGAGGTTAAGGCTTCAGAAGTTAAAGCTGGCACAAAAGTAAAGTATGGTGATGAAGTCGGAACAGTTACAGAAGTGTCTGAGACTAGAAATAAGCAAGAATTTAAATTTATACTTGATTTCGGTGATGGAAGCAAACCAGAAGAGATGCATGTAGCTAAGACTGGTAAGGTTAGCGTCGCAGTAACTACAGAAAGCTTACAGTCAGTTATGGTAGAAGTCGAAGAGCTTCAAGAAGAAGCACTAGAAAAGCTTATTTCTGACTCGCTTGTAGAAGCTTATGGTAATGTTGCTGGCTATAGAGTTACTGGTTGCGAGTATTTAAATGAAAAACTAGTGGTCGACGGTACTGCATACTTTACTTCTGGTAATACGAGAAAATTAACATATACCTTCACGGAAGCTTATAAGAATGAAGGTAAGGTTGAGCTTAAAGGCTTAAATGAAAAGCTTGGCACAGATAAACAGTTTACTTTGACAGGTAAAATTGAAAACAAAACTCTTATTACAGAATCTTTTAAATGTAATAAATAAAATAAATTAAAGTATAGAAAGGAGCTTTAGATGTCTAACAATATAAAAGACTATGGACTACTAATAAATGGCGATATTAAACTTCATCGCTCATGGTTTAAACAAATGGTAGCCCTTCATGGTATTAATTGTAAATATAAAGCTCCTTTAAAGAATAAAGAATATGATATTTACGGCGATCTTCAAACAAGTTATAAACCTGAAATCGTAGTAGGTTGTTTATTTCAAGAACACCCAGACCAAAAGTCTTTAAAGAAAGCTGGTTGGGTAGCAGAGCTTCAAGAAGGCTCTTCTATTATACATGTTCCTTATGATCTACCAGACCTTCAGGTTGGAGCACTCTTTGATGTTCCCAGCGGACTTGACACTGGTAAAGATAGGACATTCCGTGTAATCAGCCTATCAAATATTATGATATATCCTGCTTCAATTGCTTGTGAAATAGCCCTTGAATATACATCAAACGATGAGCACCATTTAATTACGACTGCTCATGAACAAGAAGATATGCCACTACTTATTGATAGGGAGGACGATGATTAATGTCCCAAAGATTATTTGAAGCTAATTTTATTACTATTAATACAAGTGCCTGGGATAGACCAATTACTCTATCAAATACTCAAGCAGAAGAGCACTCGGCGGAAGAAACTCAAGAAAATGGTACTACTACGGAAACTATAAACACCAATGAGTATCCACATAAAGCAACGACTTCTAAAGAATGGACAGCTTGGGGTGAATGGCTTGAAGCCAGACTTGAAGAGAACAAAAACCTTGACAAAGAGTCTAAAATGAGCGATATTGAAATTACAAACGAATTTTTTGAAAACTTTTTTGTAACTAACTGGGGACAGGATGTTGGCTCTAAATTAAAGGCATTTACTAATATTAAAAAATATTTTATCCGTAATAATGATGTTTATACAGCTGCTTTTACTCCAGAGACAAGTCCATTGTTAAAGTATCTAACAAAGACATTCGTAACGGGCTTAATCCGTGAGGGTATCTTCCAATCAGGAACTTTTAATGCTATACTATTAGCATATAAAGATAATATTGTAAAAGCAAATGAATTTGCTAGGGATATAGCAACAGACGGCAGTGAATATAACATTTTATACTGCAATGACTTATATAAAAAGAGTCCAAGTGTAATGCTTGATTATTTAAAGCAGCAACAACTTGTTTTAAAGAGTGGTGGTGATAGTGTTATAATTAAGAATAAATTAACTTTTCTTAAAACTAATGCTTTTACATCTTTTGAACCAGAAGATCGCGCAAAAGAGATTAAAGCGAAAATAAAAGCAGGTACTTTGCCAGAAGACTTAAAAGAACTAGCAACTTGCGAACTCAACAATCTTGACTTAGTAAAGCTAATCGTTGGTAGTGACTATACTACAACAACAGCACTAAATAGTATAGGGCAAGATACGGTGGTAGCGAAGCTTCCTTCATTGGCAGATAAGTTTGCTGCTATATTTGCATTATCGTTAACTACTTCTAGTACTGAGGCTAAAAAAGCGCTTAAAAATGATGTATTTGGTAGGCTTAGCGCTGAAGATAAATTTAATGCTGCTGTAAAGATAGCAAGTTCAGGTATCTTACCAAAAGGACAACTTAATAAATCTGATGCAGATACTTTAGTTGCTAAAATCATAAGCAGTATATCAAAGGACTCCCCTAAGTAATATGTTTTTTAAAGTAAATAATAATCGTTATTTATCTGAAGAGTATCTACATACAAATACACTAATGCATGCATATTTTTTAATTAAAAATTATCCTATTAGAGCTTCAGAAAAAATATTAAATGATTTTATCACTCAACAATACAAGATGTCTTTAAAAGATATGTGTATTAAGTTATTGCTAAACTTGACTTTTTATAAAGACGATAATGGCAATATCATATTGTTGTTCAAAGACCAAAAATATGATAAAATAGCGCAGCTTATTACCTATGGAAATGGTGCTATTCCGGGAAGTAAGATTTTACAACTATCATTAAATAATTAAGGAGAATTGCTAATGGCTATAAGTTATTATGATGAGGCAGTTACCCAGAAAATAAAGGGTTGGCTTGCTGATTCTTCTAAATTAAGAGTCTTATCACCTGATGAGTCTACAAGGCTAATACAATTAACGGCAGAAGACTCAGAAGATAAACCATTTACACTGCCTCTTATTGCAATATCTAGAAATAAAGATATTGAGATTGAAAACTCAATTAAACAAAACAAATCATTCGATGGGCTGATTATAGGAAGAGATGCTGTCAGTAAAACTACTGTGCATCTAAATGTTATTCCAGTAAAAACTACATACCAGTTAGATATTTATACTAAAAAGCGCATTGAAGCAGATGAGTATATTAGACAGTATTTATTTAAATTAATAAATAATCCACAAATAATTATCGAGATACCCTATAACAACTATCTTATTAGACACACAGCGAACCTGAGAGTACTTAGCACTGTATCTGACACTAGTGATATTTCTGCTCACATATTCCCTGGACAGTTTTATAAGTGGACTATTCAGTTAGAACTTCAAGATGGTTTCTTGTTTAGTATACCACAAAAACAAAGCTGGAAAATTATTGGGGTTGAAGTTGCTATTGCTGATAAAATTTCAGACCCTGTTGAAGATGATATATTAGAATACAAAGAAGATTTTATTTAAGATTCACTAAAAATAATATGCTAAATTATTTGAATGAAATTTGTAATAAAATTTCAAATAGAAATTATTTTAGAAATTAATAAGGAGATATAAATTAGTATGCCTAAAATACTTATTAACGAGAAAGATTATACTTCTCCCGGCACGCCTGGTAGTTATGGAAATTATACTGTTTTAATTACGGGTTATCAAAAAGAATTTACATCAGCCCAGATCACTGCAGCAAATACAGCCATTAGCGACTATAAAACGGCTATAGCTACGAAGTCTGCGATTATTCCAGTATTGGATGAAACTGCCACAATGATTATGGCTAGACAAGAGGCTATTGATGCAAATGGTGCCTATGAGTTTAACTCTAAACAAGCCTTCGAAGATATTATTGGGGAGTGTTCTGACGAAAAAACATTTACAATCCTTGGAGAAGAAGACCCAAGAATCGAAACCCACTATGGTAATAGAATGGCACGTGAGCTATTAAGCCTAGGCTATCCTATCATTTATAAGCCCATTCAAACTATTTTAGATATGAACGATGAAGCCTTCTGGGAATGTTTTAAAGACAAGGCTAACTATGACTTTAGATTTATTAGTCATGGTATGCTTGAAACTGTTTATTCTGAAGAAGCTTTAGATGAGCTTAAAGCGCGCTTAGATGATGTTAAACTTGATGTTGCTAAATTTAAAGAAGTTGAAGATGCTGAAGACTATGAAAGCTACCTTTCAGCTGAAGCAGTAAATAAAAAATCTGATGGTAGCTTATACTTTACAGATGGTAGCCTACAGTATAGCTACGATCAAGCCCTAATACAATATACAGAAGAAGACGGGGTTATCCCGGCTATAAGCGCTGCTGAGGAAGCTATTGCTGCGTACGATACTACAGCAATAACTCCTACAGTATTTAATAATATTAATGCAATCATTGCAAATCTTGCTAGCTACAAGACAGGTCTTACTGCTGGTCGTGGCGACTGCACGGCGCTTATTGAATTAGACGAAAAGTGCTATGTGAGCGGCGTTGGTAAACCTGAGCATCGTATTGTAAACGGGATTAATGCAATGACGGGTATTAATGGAAATGTTGGTGCTTATTGTGCAATGACTGTTCCAAGTGTTTACTATAAAGGTATTGTAGGCAAACTTCCTGGTGCTTTCCACTACTTAGCTTGCTTTATGAATTCAATAAGCTCAGGTTTTGCTGAATGGTATGCAGTGGCTGGATACACTCGCGGCGTGTCTAGCTATATAATCGATCGTACATCTGTTAAACTTGGCGAAATTGCTATTAATACTCTTGAACCAAGAAACATTATCGATCAAAGCAGTCAACCTAAATTTGCTTGTAATGTAATAGCTAACTTCAGAGGAAGTTATTATTTATGGGGTAATAGAACTGCTGAACCTGTTCAGCAGGCAAATGGCGGCGGTGACTTAGTCGCATCTCATTTCTTAAATATTAGACAACTCTGTTCAACAATTAAAAAGCAGCTTTATGTTTCTTGCCGCAGATTTACTTTTGACCCAAATAGCGATACTCTTTGGTATAGTTTTACAGGGTCTATCGTACCTACTCTTGAAAAAATGAAGGCAGATCAAGGTATTAGAGACTATAAAATTATCAAAGTGCGTACTGACAAAAAAGCAACTCTAAAAGCTAAGATTAGAATTATTCCTGTCGAGGCTGTAGAAGATTTTGACATCGAAATTTCTCTTGAAGATTCTTTCGGTGAAACTTCAGTAGTTGCAAATGGTTAATTAAAAGGAGAATTTAAATTATGGCAACAACAGGATTATCTGCTAAACATATTAGTACAAATCTAGCAAACTATGAAGCAGCTAGAACTGGTTTTTTTACCTTGCTAGTTGACTTTAGTCAAGCTTCAGATGGAAATTCACAAATATCAAAGCTTATTAAAGCTAATCAAGGCGCTGGTGAAAATGATATATTTGATAATGAAAGCGCAAAAGAAATCTTAAAACTTAATGTAGTTACTGCTCCTGTTCCTCACTTTTCAGTAAAAGTAGAAGAATTTAAACGTGGTAACGATACAGTTAGATTTGCTGGTACACCTACTTTTGAAGCCGGCTCTATTAAAGTAGATGACTTCATTGGGGTAAAAACAAAAGACATTCTTATGGCTTGGCAAGGTCTTACATATAACGTTCATACTCGTAAGGGTGGACGTATGAAGGACTATAAGAAAACCGCAACTCTTATTGAATACACACAAGATTTCGCAGAAGTTAGAAGCTGGACGCTTTATGGCTGCTGGATTAGTAAAATCAGCGAAAGTGAATTTGATAAGTCAAACGATGGTATGCGTCAAATTACCGCTGAGATTCAGTACGATTATGCGTACTTAAATGGCGATGACGAAGAAAATTAATAATTAATTAATAAAAATAAAAGACTTAGACAACATTGTCTAAGTCTTTTATTTTTATTAAATCTATTTTCTTTTTTGCTAAATTATATAGTAAGACTAAAATACATTTTCAGTGGAGCTTTATTATGGGACGTAAAAAAGTTGATAGGAGTGACAAAGTAATACAAACTTTTGAATCTTCTAAACCGTTAGTTGAAAGACTTAAAGATACAGCTAAAGAACGAAGTATCACAGTATCAGCTCTTATAAGATATATTTTAGAGCACTACTTTGAAAATCGTGAACTATAAACAAAATAATTTTAAAGGAAAGGTAAATTATTATGGAAACTAGACAAACAGATTACACTATTATGGAAGGCTTTACTTTGCCTTCAGGCGGTAAAATTTATGACAAAACAATTAACCCGCTTATTGAACTACGTTCAATGACAGCCAGAGATGAAATGAAAAGGCTATCACCTTCTAGTACGCCGCTAAAAACTCTTGCTGATATTATAGAAGGTTGCTGTGTAGAAAAACCAGCTATTCACGTTTATGATATGGCTTTAGGCGACTATGAATTCTTACTTCACAAACTAAGAATCGTTACTTATGGGGAAGACTACAAAGTATCTCTACGCTGCTCTGAATGCGGCGAGCTAATTGAAACAGTTGCAAAGCTTGACCAATTAGACGTTAAAAACTTTGATGAAGAAATTGTAAACAGTCTTAGAACTTTCTCGCTTCCAAAAACAGGGCGTGTAATATCACTTAACTTTACATCACCAAGAAGTGTTGAAGAAGCTGAAGTGAAAGTAAGAGATATGAAACGTAGATATAAAGATGCTACACTTGATTTTGATACACTAGTAAGATTACTTGTTAATATTGACACTGTAGATGGTGAAAAGAAAAATGACCACGAACTACAGACTATGATTACTAGCTTGCCTGCTATTGATTTACAAAAGATTTTAAACAATATCGATAAGTTAAATCAGCAAGTTGGATTGGAAAATGTTTTATACCTAACATGTCCAAAGTGTGGGGAAGAGATATCAACCTTTTTTCGCTTCGGGCCCGAGTTTTTTAGACCCACAACTATCTAAAGACGGAACACCGTACGGGCCGAAACGATATAAAGAAATTGTAAAAGAATGTTGGTATGTGAGCGATAATCTACATACCAGCTATACTGATGTTTTAAACTTAGCGTATCAAGATAGAATTTATCTAATCGAATGTATTAATGAAAAGAAAGAGGCCACTGCTAAGGCACTAGAAGAAGCTAGAATGTCTAATGGTCGATAAAAGGAGGAGGCTGTATGCCAGCTAATGATAATTCTGGTAAGATGACGCCAGAGCTAATACGAGACTTATCTAGAGTGTTTTCAGAAGTAGATGCTCTTATGAAAAAACAAGAAGAGCTTATTACTATTGTGCTTAAAGGCGAGAAAACTATTGCAGATGTTCGTATTGCAGAGCTAGACACTTATTTTGAAAAATACTCTAAAAAGCTAAACGATATTGCTAAGCAGCATAAAGATGAGCTAAGTGATGCTTTTTCTGTATTAGATAAAAAACTTGCAGAAGGCTCTAAAACGTCTTCTAATAAGCGTAAGGCAGTTAATGAAGAGAAAGCTGTTAGCAGTACTAAGAGTCAATCAGCCTCAGGCACAAACGTTTATAATGCGTCAAAAGCTATTAGTGAAATTCGCAGCCTGCTAAAGACGGGTATTGATGTTAATGATAAACAACAACAGCGATTATTAACCAATATTTTAGATACGCTTAAAAATCAGCCAAGTGGCCCTAAATCAGCAATTTCTAATACAACTAATAGTGGCACAGAAAAAACCTCTAGCACTCCTGAAGAGAAGGCTGCACTCAGAGAAGCCTATCCTATTGTAAGGGGTATTAATGAAGCTAATACCATAAGGTATGCTGCAGACAATGAAATCGCCGCTACAAATGAGTTAGAAAAAGGTGCGGGACAACAACCAGTTGAACCAATTCAAACGCCACAGGAATCTTCTGTGGGAACTCACGATAGTGATAATAAAAGTGATATTGCTATTACAGAAGATGATGTCAAAGCTGAAGACGTAAGTAAATTTCTCAAGGATCTTAAAAAGCAATATGAAAAAGCTGCTAAAGATAGAATACTTGCTAAAAATAAACTTATTGCTGCTGGACAAATAGAAGAAGAAATAATAGTCCAAGCTTCTATCGACAAACAATTGGCTGACTCTTATGACAAACAGAAAGATTATATAACTAAAATAAGAGAACTTCAAGCCGAAGCTAAAGCTAGCCAAAATGATGAAATACTAGAAGTTAAAGTAAAAGAAGTTAAAGATAAGGCAGAACTTGTCCAGGAACAGAAAAAAGCAGATTTACGTAAAAAAGAAGAAGATAAGATTTTTGCGTGGAGAGCTTTAAAGGAAGCTGATTTACAAGCTAAAAAAAGTAAATTAACTGCAGAAGAGTACGCTAAACAGTTAGCTAGTCTTGACAAAGAAACTGAAGCTAGACTGAAGAAAAGTAACGCCAAAGCTGAAAAAGAATTAGAAAAAGAAAACAAAAAAGATAAAGAAAAGAGTCGTTTAGAGAGTAGGTCTGAGCTTAAAAAACTACTAACAAGTCCACTAGGCCCAGGAGATGGTCTAAAAGAACGTTTCGCCGCTCTTAAAGAGCATACTGCAAATAAAATAACTGCAGATGAAAATGGTAACATCTCTAAAGGGAAAAAAGCTGTGGCGGCTCTCGATACTGCCGCAGCAGCGATTAGTGACCTTGCTAAACAGTTAGAAAATACTGTAGATGCTATTGGTAAATTTAAAGGTACTATCGACACCCGTCTACAAGGCTCTAAAAATGATAAGCGCATGGGTTCTTATTGGGATCAGCTTATCGTAGATATGACCAGTGTAGGTGCTGTTACGCCCTTCTTTAAACAAGAAGATTTTGCTAATAACATAAAGTCCTTAGTGGATAGAGGTATTGCTTTTGACCTTAAACAGCGTGCCTTCTTAATGACTATTAAAGATAAAATTGCTACTACTTTTGATGTCGCTGATGGCACGTTACTAAGATTGATTAGACTGCAGCAAGAAGACTCTACTGCCGGGCGTCTTGGTATGGAGTCAGCTCTAAACTCCTTCTTGAATGAAATGTATGAAAATACAGAGTATCTAAAAGATGTCGCTTCTAGTGTTCGTGGCAGTTTATTAGAAATGGAAGCACTGATGGATGACAGTAAAGCGGCTACTGAAGTTGAATACCAAGTACAAAAATGGATGGGTTCTTTATACTCTGTTGGTATGTCGCAAGAGGCTGTGCAAAATATCGCTAATACTTTAGGCCAAATTGCAGCTGGACAAATTGATGGACTTACTGGCGGTAGTGGAGCTGGAAACCTATTAGTTATGGCAGCAAATGCATCTGGTAAGTCAATAGCTGAAATTCTAACTGAGGGTTTAAATGCTGATGAAACCAATAGTTTACTACAAGCAACAGTAAATTATTTAGCGGACATTGCAGAGTCTACTAAAGGTAATAATGTAGTACAACAGCAAATTGCTGGGGTTTTTGGAGTTAAAGCTTCGGACTTACGAGCAGCAACAAATCTAAGAAGTGACCCCAAAGACAACAAAAATTCTATTGGGGATATTTATAATGAAAATTTAAAATATAGCAACATGTTAAATCAGTTATTTAGTATGGCTGGTTCTATGTATGCTCGTACAAGTGTTGCTGAAATGCTGAGTAACATTTGGGCTAATGGTCAATATACCCTTGCCGGAAGTATGGCAAATAACCCAGTATCTTATCTTACTTATAAAGTGGCTTCCCTACTGGATAGCGTAGCTGGCGGAATCGCGTTGCCATTCATCAATGTCATGGGCTTTGGTATAGACCTTGAGACGACAGTAGCAGACTTAATGAGAGTTGCTTCGATGAGTGGCGGTGTACTAAGTTCTCTTGGCTCGATGATTAAGGGGCTTAGAAATTCATTCAGCGGACAAGCAATGCTTAGAAAATTGGGCATTGAAGAAGGCAATGGCGCTTTACAAATAAATACTCGCGGTGGTGAAGGGCTCGGTGCAGAGCCTACTCCTGAAGGAAATAAAGTGTCTGAATCTGGTTTTATTGGGAACGCTGATAGTAGTAATATTAAAGAAACTACTATGCAAGCCGCGAATGATGATAAGAAAAAACAAATGATTAAAGCTAAAGAAGAAGAGCCCACAAATCAGGTAGATATGTTAAACAGCTCTGTAGTGAAAATCTATGAAATACTGGATGATGTAGCGAAGGGCACTAAAACACTGAGAGTTAGAGTAGATAATTACGGCTTAACCGGTGATAATAAGTCTACTAAGTCGCAAGGCGGTGTTAACGGTCTGTCAGGAAACGCCACAAGTTTTTCGAATGACACTATGATTTCTAGTGGGGGAGCTAACAGCGTCAGCGGAGTGGATAATGGCCTAAGCAGTAGTCGAGCAAACAATTCAGTAACTAACCTAGGCGGTTGGACTGTCGGATAAAAGGAGGAAATAAATGTTAAAATATAATAACACACATATTTTTACAGGATATTTGAAGCAGTTACTTTCTTCTTTTAACCTGCCCACCTGTAAAGTGTATACTCATGAATTTGCTAGACACTTAGAAAGCACTGGAAGAGAGGACCTCAGAGTTTTAAAATCGTTTGACCAATATAATGCTAATGGAAAACCTACTAAAACGATGCGTATTGGCTACTTAAAAGACGATAACATTTTTAACTACTACGGCGTAAAAGTAACTGAGTCAAACTCTTTTAAGTGTAACTGGCAGCGAACTTCAGAGGTATTTTATTCTGCTGAAAAGTCCATAAAAGGACTAACTAGAACTTTAGTAAGTGCTGGGTCTAGCTATGATACGATAACACATAAATATCTTGGGGAGTATTTGCGCTTTATTAGAGATTATTATAACGTTAATTTAATGTCAATGTATAACTGTTTTAGTGATGAAATCTGTTATATTAATAATACTAATATAAGCGTACCCGAAAAAGAGAGCCCTACAAAATTAATTATTAATTCATCTAATACTAACTATAAAATTTATAGGATTCCGGTAAAACTATTTGCGGACTATACTATTGCACTAGAGTGCCCTAGTAGTATTGAGATATTCTGTGGCTTATATAATAGCATGTTAGATACGTCTGAAGCGCTAGGTGAAAAGATTATACAAAAAACATATAAAAAGATAACAAATACTTTATTTAGCCAACCATTTTTATATAATAAACTAAATGTAAAGTTTTGGCAAAAAAAGGTTGGCAGTAACCCTATAAATGAATTAGAAGACATCTGCTGGGATATTACTGCGCGTGAGCAGGACTTATACTTATTTATTAAGATACCCGCTACCTGTAGGTCATCTATTGTAGTGTTAGAGGGTGACTACCGTGAATATAATAGTTCATGTTATAAGGCCGATCGTAAAGAGTATACATATGTCAGCGCTAACGTTCCACAAACTATCGGTACTATTGCTGAGACCCCAGTAGCTGAAGTCTATGCTAAAACTGTCTGGAGCTATAATCAAAACAGAGCTATTTTAAATTTCTCTAATGCTAACGATTTGAATAACTGTGTATTTAAGCCTATAAGTAAATTACAATTACTTGCTTTTAATACTGGAGAGTCTTATCCATTTGCGGATAGGTTAATTGAATATCTAATAGGTAGTGCTATTACGTCTATGGATGATATACATGACAATATTATAAGAGCTCAAAGAGTAATGTCTCAAAACAATAACTTCTTTGTGATAGAAGGTTTGTGGGAAGAAAAAATGCAAAACATTTTGTACGACTACATGATGAACTCAGGACCTATAGAGGTAAAAACTCTTGCTTTTGGTGCTGATAAAACCGACAGTGAAAACTATGGTAAAATTATTGACCCCGAAACCTATGAGTATAACTATGTAGAAAAACCAATACTTATAGATACACATGAAGGTTATCACAGACAATTAGGACATGCTAATAAAAGCTTATTATTTGACATTCTAGGTTATGTTGATAAAGATACCGAAATGGCTTATGCATGCTATACTAAAAAACCTAATAAACAAGATAAGCTAGTCGCGTCTGTTGGAAATACAATTCAAAATGTAGACATCTATAATGGACTTTATGATATTTAAAGGAGGAAGGACTAAATGCCAGAAACAGAACAAAGTATTATAAATAGAATTTTACCGGACTGTTATTTGTACATATCACATTTAAATGAGCCTTATCAATACTGGATGCTACCCGGGTACCCGGATACCGTTTCAGACTCGATGAATGTACAATTTAAAGAAAGCACTGCTCTTGGTAGGTCTGCTCCTGTTTATACTTTTAGCAACTCTGGTCCAAGGTCTGTGAATATTCAGTTGGAATTCCATAGAGATATGTTTGAAGATATAAATAATTTTCGCTATCCAAAAGATGCAAGTGGAAATCACACCGGGCCTTTTGTTGATGGTGACGACATGGCTGATACTTTTATTAAAGCCATTCAAGCTATAGCAGTACCTAAGTATAATCTTTCTAACAAAGCTATAGAACCTCCACTAGTAGCCGTTAGATTTGGTCGTGAAGTTTTTATCAAAGGTATTGTATCCAGTCAAGTACAAGTGACTTATAAAAAACCTATTTTATCTAATGAAAAATACGCGATCATAGGTATTAGTTTTACAATTTCAGAAGTAGACCCTTATGATGCTTCTACTGTATTTACTAATGGCTCGTTTAGAGGCCTTACAGCAACACTTAGAACCGGTATGAACTTTTAAGGAGGATTTTAAATGGATACTTTAAAAAATAAAGCATATGCTAGTTTTGATTACATAAGTAGATATACAGACACTCCCTATTATTATGATACTCTTACTGATAAACAAATATTCGGTATTGGAACCAACTTAAAAGATAACGCAGAGTTTGTGACACATACAGTAAAGAGCAATGATACTCTAAACTCGCTTGCTTTAAAATATTATAATAATCCAACTTTCTGGTGGGTAATAGCTTATTTTAATAATATACAAGATGCATTTAAACCGCTTAGAGATAAGTATACTACCCTAAAAATACCTAATATATCGAGTATTCAATTTGGAAGGTTTAACAAATGAGTGAAAATAAAATAATACTAAATAGAAAACTGCTTTCTAGTCAAGCACGAATACAAGTGCCCTGGGTTAAAGTTACTATTGGTGATTATACTTTTGGTGTTTTTGACGAGGAAACAAAAACTTGGAGTAAAGATTCACAAGATTTTTTCCAACCGTTCAACATTCAATATCCACAATATATTACAGATTTACAAGTCAAAAAAGTTAACGGCCAAGTAAATACTTATACCTTAAATATTGAGTATCCAGTTACTCTTTATGATGACCCAAATTTTTTTGAAAAAGTATTTTCAAGCGTAAGTAGTTCTAGAAAAATTATCTTTTCATATGGCGACGCTGAAATGCCTGCTTACGTATATAAAAATGAAGAAGCCATTATTACAAATATCTCTCAAACATTTTCACTCGTAGGTAGCACTATTAATTATACTGTTACTGCTGTGAGTAGTGCGGCACTTTCTACTGATGGAAGTCTCACTGTCCTCGGCACAGGTGATGGATTAAAGAAAAAACCTAGTGATGAAATTAAAAGTCTTTTTAAGAATAATAAAAGCTTACGAAATACTTTTACTGGTATGTCTGATGCTGACTTAAATACACTTATCGCTGGTGATGATATGTCTGTCGAACTTGAATCTAAGCATAATATATCTGCACTAGACTATCTAAATTATTTAGTTGGCTGTATGATTCCAGAGGGTTCTCAAGCAGGTCTTAGTAAAGAAATCTATGCATTAACCATCCATGATGACTCTATGACAAGTTCCAGTGGTGCGAATAGCGCTAAAGGACCTTGGTTCGAAGTAAGAAAAGTTTCAACAGTTATGGAACAGGATGAAGCTTATGAAATTGATATAGGTATAAATACCTCTACTATAGTAAGAAACTTTACATTAAATCAAAATGCAAATTATTCGATTTATTATGATTATCAAAACTTAGCTCATCCGGAGAAATATATTCGTGTTTTAAATGGCGACGGTCTTTGGGAAGATAAATATGCTCCAACAAGTATGGCACGTCCAGGAGATTTTAAATCAAAACCGAGTGATACTGTTTGGTGGACTAAAGCTACTCAGTTCCCAGTAAAAGCAAATATCCAAGTACAAGGTCTATTACGTCCTGCAACGCTCTTACAATATGTAAAACTTAATGTTATCTTTCCAGGAGGTAGATATCACATATCTAGTGGTCTTTACATTGTAACCAGTCAAGTAGATAATATTGGACCGAACGGTTATGCTACCAATCTAGAACTTACTAGAATAAAAGGTGATATGGATAAATTTAATTAAATACAAAACTAATAATTTTATATTATAAAAAGAACTTAGGTAAAAATACTTAGGTTCTTTTATTTTGCCAAATTTTTACCGTATAATAAAATATAAAATAACTGGAGGAACTTGATGATTAATATTATTACAGCAAAAGAAGCAACAGCTCTTTCTAATGAAGAACTATCTGTAAAGCAGATTAGAAAGCTTATTTTTGATGGTATTTATAATAAAGCTCAAGAAGGTGACTTTGTGTATGAATACTTATCTAGGAATGAACTACCGAGTGGAATTTGTTTAGAACTAGTTAGCTTAGGTTATCAAATAGCTAAATCTAGATATGCAGATGATGAGGGTAATTATCATTACAATGTCTATTGGGGAACTGATGTTGTCGCACAGTTTTATGAAAAATAATTAGGAGGAAGTTATGTTAGATTATTCATCACTAGATACTAAAATTCAAAAATGGTTTGTTGAAAATCAACCTGACGATCAAATGAAATATAAAGAAACTTGGTGGAATAATAATCTTCTTATTAGAGATAGGCTATTAAAACTATTCCCTCACTATTATGCTGAAGTAGTCGGAACGCACTGCTCTAAATCTATTAAATGTCCTGTGATTAAAACTGGATATAAAGGCGTAGAAATTATTTGGCAGTATAACTTTCATGACTGGCAAATTATGATTAAAAGTCCAGTTGATTTAGAATTACACGACTTAGAGTTATATAATGCTGACGGAACTTATTTTTATTATCAAGGTATTCCAGAAGATTATAAATTTGACCGTTATTCTAAAACAAATAAAAAACAGTTTGCTATTGATATTTCGGGCGACCGATTTGATGTTTGGGGATTTGCTTTAGAACTTAGAAAAGCTATTGATAATGCAATAACCTAATTTGGAGGACTGACTGTGGAAGTAGAACGAATAGCAAAAGAAGTGGTTATGTTTTTAGAATCACAATATGGTAGAAATACTTTTGATTTTAAATTTAATACGTCTTATAATTCTATTAGCGACAAAGAATTGCACCTTAATATATGTGCTAAAAATGGAAAAGTTCTTAAAGTAATTACAAGTGATTTTCTTAAATATATTTTTAACATCCGCCCGATGCTATACATAGCAGAGAGAAAAATGTGGTTGTGGCAAAAAGAACTTATAGATGAAATTGAGGGGAGTTAATTATGGCAACAAAATATTGTATTTATAAAAAAATCTTGGGGAAATATTGAAGCTTGGGAATATATCGACGACCTTAAATTCAAAATTATTGACACTACTATAATTAACAGCAGTAGCATTAGAAATTATTATCATACTGACAAAGCGCCACTATTGATGTAAATAAACGACCAGAGGATATTGCTAATAATATAGAAGTCCTTGTAAACTCTATAAAACAAAAAAAATTGGAAGTAGAAAAGCTTAAGAAAGAATTAAAGTGGCTTGAAAATAAATTATTTACTTCTTTAACTTAACATTAATATATAAGAACAGTATAAAATATGCTGTTCTTTTTTCTTATTTGCTAAATTATATAGATTAACAAATAACAACTTTTCAATTTATTGGAGTAAGTAAAAATATGAATACACATTTTTTAGGAGTCCTTCAAGCCTTAGACAATATTACTGAAGGTGGGGCGGATTATCAAGAAAAATATAAACAATATATTATTGATCATAAAAGAAGAGTAAAGCAGTTCGCTGACTGGATGAAAGAAAATCTTCCTGAAGTTTTTTCTGATATAGATTATAACGTAGACATCGACGACTTCGACGAACTAATAAGAGAACACGACGAGTCTAAATTTTCAGAAGAAGAATTTGAACCTTACGCTCAGAAGTTCTACGGCAAGCAAGATATTAATGGAAAGCCACTAGAGTATATTCCTGGCTGGGACGAAGCTTGGAAGCATCACTGGATGAATAACGAACATCACCCAGAATATTGGTTAGGAAAAGATATGCCTTATATCTACATCTTAGAAATGATTTGTGACTGGGGTTCGTTTGGACTTCAAGATGGAGACTATACAGAGTTAGTTGATTACTACTACGGCGAGGCTCGCGACGATGATGAGAAAAATCTTTCTGATAATACTAAGAAAATTATAGAAGAAATTCTTTCTAAAATAGAATCTAAGATAGGAGGTAATAATTAATGGCATTTAAAGATAAAACTAAATTGGCCTGCTCAATAGATTTTGATGATGAATGGACTCAAGAAGACTGTCACTGGAAATACGATAGAGTATTTATTTTTAGCTATAAAGTTGATAGCAGTGTTAGGAATTCAAGATTACACCTTTATTATAGATTTAGTCAATCTGATGATTTCACAGAAATACCGATTGGCAATTGTAAATTAGTAAATAATACTTACTATTATTCAATAAAACTTTCTGATCCAGTCTTCGCGTGGATAATGAATAAAAGAGATTCAGTAGGACATTTAAGTGTAGAAATTAAAGCGACTGGTAGAACTTTGGTGTTACCTTTCATAGACTTAGAAGCTACTGCTGCTTATCTATATGATTATGTACTTCCACCTAGTTCTGAAAACTTAGATATTAATCTAACTAGAAAGTCGGCTGATAATATTATATGCTCTTGGAACAGACCTGAAGACTTATTAGATAATCCATCTGTCGCTGGCTATAGTATAGAATTATTCTGTAAGAAAAAAGACACTGATACTTTTATTCAATATAAAAATCTAGGTTGGGCAGTTTATCCTGATGACTGTGAAGACGAAACACTTCGTGGACAATTTGTTACTGATAATGAAGGTAGTCGCAAATTAACTAAAATTACTAATAATAGTGATCCTGCCCTCAGCAATGTACCAGGTGAAATTTCATTTAAGGGAATAGGCAGTTCCTATGAGCTCCGAACAAGAGGGCCAGGTGAAATTAGTTTCTTTTTCAGGCCAAGAGACTTCGACATTCAAAAAGATGATTTCTTTATGATTAAAGTGTATCCTTATGTTGTTTACGGAAGTTACTTTGATGGTACTTACATGACACCAGGTACCCTACTTGCTTCAGAATCAGAAAAAGATAATGAAACAGACGGAATGGAATTTAAACTAGGTGTCGTTCGTGTTAAAACTGACAGTGGTTGGGTAGAAGGTCAAGTCTGGGTAATGACAGAGACTGGTTGGAAAGAAGCAGACTCTATTTACACAAAAACAGCTGACGGCTGGAAAGAATCAATTTAATTATTAAAAGAACGGTATGGAAAAATATCGTTCTTTTTTTTATTTTCTTATAATAGCGTTGTATAATATACTAAAGTAATTTTAAGAGAGGTACTAATTATGAGTATGTACAATATGATGAACGGCTTTAATCCAGCATGTGTACTTATTATGCCTATGCTTGGAAAAAAGCAAAATGAATGGCCAAGATTTAGAGACTGTTTTGTGACCGATGATAACAACATTGCTATCTATACAAGAGTAGGCGGAGGTAATAGAAACTCTGGCTACGGAGAAGAAGAACTTTATAAAGATGAAAACTTTATTAGAACTTATGATGATGAAGACGATACTACTTACGGAACTTATGAGTTTAAGGTACCTGAAAAGTGGAAGGCAGACTTCGATGCAATTATCTCCGGCGATATGTCAAAAGTATCAGATGAATATATCTCTTACTTAAAAGAGTTCTTCCCGACTTTAAATGAGAAAGGTTTCTTTGATAATGTCTTTAAGAAAGATTAATTTATATAAAGATATAGAGGAGAAACAAAATAATGTTAAAGCTAGCGGATATAAAAGTAGTAGGAATTCCGTTTATAAATAGTGATTGGAAAATGGAAACTACTTGTCCAGCCTGTGGAGAAACAATAGAATTTAGTGGGCGAGTAGATAAACAAACTGAGAGAATGATTACGGATACTAAGTTCTGTAAATTCTGCGGACAAAAAATAGATTGGGATGTAAAACATTTATTATAAAATATATATAAAGAACTTAGATATGAAAAATATTTAAGTTCTTTTTATTTTTAGCTCGTGCTCATTGTATTATATATTACAAATACAAGGAGACTATACTTATGGAAGAGAATAAAGAAAAGCAGATTGAAGAAATGGCGAGAAAACTCAATACTTATATGTATCCCAGAAGGTTGAGTTGTTTAGAAGATTGCAAAGATATAGTTAAATTTATATTAGAAGATAGAGTTGTGCTTTCAAGTAAGCAATGTGCCGAAATAATTCAAGATAATTACAACATAGGCTATGAAAGAGGTAGCAAGGAAACGGTAGAGAAGTATAAAGTAGCAATGATGCTTTCTATACAAGAAATGCAAAAATACTTAGAACTCGATGAAGAGCAGGCGAAAATCTTATATCATCATAATAGCGAAATTGCAAAACAATTTGGAGATATGATAAAGGAGTAGAACATGATAATTTGTTTAATTGGTTTAGGAATAATAATTTTAGGTTTATTATTTTATCTGTTTGTTTTATTGGCAGAAAAGAAATATAGAATATATAGAAACAAAATATGGGAATTAGAGCAAGATATCAACACAGAAAAAGAGACCATATTAACTCATAATAATTTAGAATTTTATGGAAAGAAAAAAGATTTTTGGTCAAAGTTTGCTGACTTTAAAGATTTCAATAACCTAGGCGCTTCTTTTGGCTTAAGTACTGCTGTTATTATAGCAATTATCTTTTTAATCTTTACCGGCTTTAAGTCTGAAGGTAAAAAAGACTATGAAGAATATTTATTAGTAAAAGAAACTATTGAATATTGTATAGACAATGATATAGCATTAGATAACTCTATGCTAGAAAGAAGTATAAAATTAAATAAAGAAATAAGATTACATAAAGAACAAAAACAAAATCCTTGGTTAAGCTGGTTTGTATATAATGATATTTGTGAAATAGAAGAAATTAATCTTGATTTGTTTTTAAGTAAGTAATATGGAATATATTATAAATTAAATATATAAAATACATAATAAGTAAATAGATAAGGAGTCGGATTAACTTCCGGCTTCTTTTACTATTAGTTTAATAAAATAATAAATAGTTAAAATATTTACGCTAAATTAATTGAATGGGAAAATGAACTGGGATAGTTAGACTCAATTTTAAAAATGACTTGCTTCTAGGTAGTTCTTAGAAGCTTTATTTATATAAGGAGTAAATAATAATGAGAAGGCTTTATGAATGGAAGTATATGAATCCGCCTAATAACAATACGACTAATACTCAAACAAATAATTCTTCTACTAGGAATTATCCAGACCAGACAGCTAATTATAAAAAACTTCTTGCGCAGATTGATTCAGATAAAAAATATAAATATCACATTATGCTATTTACAGATAGAATCATTTCTTTAGACTTAAGTCCTAACTGCAGTCTGATGATAAAAATAGTTTTTAAACCCTATGTTCCTAATTACTTTGTGGAGATAGCTGGTAAAGATTATTACTGTAAGGACTACAGCGAAGTTCTTGACTTATTAGTAAGTAAGGGAATTATAAAAGATAAAAGTTTATATACGGCTTCTTCTTTAACCGAAGAACTTAGAGTTCCTTCTAAACTATATCACGCGACCTACAGACAGTTCTTAAACTCTATAAAGAAAAAAGGTTTAGGAAATACTAAAAGAAAGATGTGGAGCGATTCTAAGCCAGGAGTTGTCTATCTAGCTGATGATCCTTGGGTGGCGGAAAGTTATGCAGAGGAATCCGAATATATAGATTCTGTAGAAGACCCGGATGATTATTTAGATAATATAATTATTCTTGAGGTAGATGTTTCTAACCTAGATTCTTCTAAGTTATATATAGATGAAAATGTTATTCTAGACGACGGCGAACTAAATTCTACTTGGGAGTATCACGGAGTTATTCCTTGGGAAGTAATTAAAATTTTTAATTCTTCTATAGCGGAGGACTTCGAAGTTTATAATAATTTATGGAAATAAAATAGAGGTCCCGATTTTTCGGAGGCCTTTTTCTTTTGCAATTTATTATTAAGCTTTTAATTAGCCCTACGAGGCACGAAGACCTTCCGATGGAGAAATGGACTGGTTAAATATTAAAGTGTCCCAGAACTTAAATTTGGGGTCCTGATGAAGTTTTAACAACGTCCTTCACATGTATGTACATCAACGTACCCACACATGATGCCATAATAAGCCCATAAATTGATTTTAAGCCTCCTGCTTATATAAATTACCTAATTAATAATTAAAGCGTCTTAAAACTGAAATATGAAGCCCAGAATTGGTTTTAGAAGTACTTCTCCTATATATGTTTTTGAAACTCCCGAAATTTTTAATTTTTTATTAATAAATTATTAATCTATTAAATTATTAAATTAATAGCCCCGCTTTATAAATAAAGTAAAATTTTCTAAAAAATTTTTTAATAATTTATTAAATTACTAAAGTATATACTGTATAATATTATTAGGAATCTAAATTATTAAATTTCTATATAAGACTGAGGCTTTGCCGAAGTCTATAGACAGCTTGTCTGTCTATGCGCTTGCGCAATATCTAAAAAAATTTTTTAGTCTTAAATAAATATATAAATATATATATTAATAAAAAAAATATAATATAAATATTTATATATAATATATATATTAGATCTAGAGGCGCGTGCGCATGCGCACATGTGAGCGCGCGTGCAAATATTTTTTAAAAAATTTTCAAAAAATCAGAATTTTAAGTTAGGAGCTATAATTTTATGACCAACCAACCCCGTAAAACACAAATTATTAAATGTCCTCATTGTGGAGCAGAATATCTCCCAGGAGAGCTTTATATGCCAGGTTCCCTTATTGGACAACCAGACGAAGTAGTCAAAGACTCTTTAGGTAGAATTATCTATGAAGATTATTACAAAGAAACTAGAGAACCTGATATGATAGAGCATTTTATCTGTAATTACTGTGACAAACCTTTCGTAATCGAAGCTACAGTTACATATAAAACTAGAGAAGAAGCTCCAGAAAGGGATTTTAAGAACCAATATGTATCACTTTTAGACTAATTTTACATTTTTCTAGCTCAAATTTAGCCATTTTTTACACTTTTTCTAACTTTTTAGCTAAATTTGAGCATTTTCTTACGCGCGCGCACGTATATAATGCGCGAAACTTCCGAAATTACCGAAATCTCGATTATTATATTTTTTACTTAATCGTAATTGATCGGATTTCGTCCGTAACTCCGACAATTTCGGTAATTTTATTTATTTCATTCCGTAACTTAGGAGATTTCATTAATGATTAGAATATTTGAGATCTCGCCGGGAAAAAAGATATCAGGACTTAGCTCACTTCTCGTGGACTTTGATTATAATCAGTATATAGTAGATGCAATTAAAACTATTCCAACTTCCTACTACCATAAGAAAGATAAAGTCTGGGAGCTACCTGTATGTTATTTAGGAAGATTATTAGATAGTCTTACTTTCTTAGATGACATACAATTAAGATTACTTGATACTCCGAAATCAGGCGAGTTTCGTTTTAATAAAAAATTTAATTTAGAACCACTTTCCGAAATTGAGAAAGTTTCGTTCAAGATGAAACCTTTTGAACATCAGTTCGAGGCAATTAACTTCGGGTTAGATAAAGAGAAGTGGCTTCTTCTAGATTCGATGGGTCTTGGAAAGACTAACTCTATTATCTGGTTAGCCGAGACCTTAAAGAGAAGAGGGATAATTGATCACTGTTTCATTATCTGTGGGGTTAATTCCCTTAAGCAAAACTGGAAGAAGGAAATTCAGAAGTTTTCGACCGAGTCGGCAGTAGTCCTAGGGGAATATACTACTAGAACCGGAACCGTTCGTTATCGTTCTATGGATAAGAGAGCCGAACAACTAAAGAATCCAATTGAAGAGTTCTTCGTTATCACTAACTTAGAAAGTCTCAGGGATGACAGGATTATAGAAGCTTTCAATACTTCGAGTAATAAGTTTGGTATGATTGCTTTCGACGAAGCACATAAGGCAGCAACTAAAACTTCTCAACAAGGAACTAACTTACTTAAGCTAGAAGCTCCATTTAAGATTGCCGCTACGGGAACTCTGATTACCAACAATCCTCTTTCTGCTTACGTTCCACTTTCTTGGACTAATAATGATCCGGCTATTCTTTCTACTTATAAATCTCAGTACTGTAATTTCGGAGGTTTCAAAAATAACCAAGTAATTGGATTTAAGAATCTAGATGTTTTACAAGAAGAGATTAAATCTTGTTCACTAAGAAGAACTCTAGATCAAGTAAGATCTGATATGCCACCGAAAACAGTAACGCTGGAACTCCTAGAACCTGACGATGACCAACGTAAGTTTTACGATGCTATTAAAGAAGGTGTCAAAGAAGAAGCTGATAAGATTGAGCTTAAGACCTCTAGTTTACTTGCTCTTACTACTAGACTGCGTCAAGCTTCTGCCTGTCCGAGTTTATTAACAACTCAGAAGGTAAGTAACTGTAAGATTGATAGATGTGTTGAGTTGATTCAAGAGCTTACCTCCCAAGGGGAAAAAGTTGTAGTGCTCTCAGTATTCAAAGAAACTCTAAATGAACTAGCAGCGAAACTCGGAGAATTTCGTTTTAGTATAAATACCGGAGATATTCCAGATCCTGTAGTAGCTAATAACGTATCTAGATTCCAAGATGACCCAAGAGAACAGGTGTTTGCCGGTACTTGGGGAAAAGTCGGAACTGGCTGGACCTTAAATTCTGCATCTTACTTAATCTGTCTAGATACTCCTTATACCGCAGCGATGTTTGATCAGGGAACTGATAGAATCTGGAGAGTAAATAATACTAGACCGGCTTTCATCACCGTTCTCATGTGTAAAGATACGATAGATGAAAGAGTTCAACAGATTATTGAAACTAAAAAAGAACTTGGAGAGTACTTAGTAGATGGAGTCGAATTTAATAACAACAATAACACAAGACTCGACGACGAACTCAGAGCGATCCTTAGAGATCTCTAAGCGAGCTAGACAATTAGGATTAGTCGTTAAGTACGGAGCAATCAAATATAGAGACCAAGAAGTCTTATTTCTTTCTGACCCCTCAGGACATGAGTGTTGGGCACAGTGGAATGGCTGGCTAATTAATCTTGGATTAGATAATATCTACTATAAAGAAGATACCTGTAAGTTTATAGATAGAAAACTAGATTTAATTACCGACTTCCGAAATTGTTCGGATTTCGTTGGTGCGAAATTAGAGTATTTTCATAATGGTGATTTTAGAGATATTCGTCTGGTCTATAAAGGAAGAATCCTTAAAGTCTTTCTGGTCGCCGGAAAAGTAGACGAAACTTTTCTAATTTCGGAATCAGAAAGAATTCTTAGAACTTCTGGATTATTAGAAGTGGATTAATTGCTAAATTATATGACTAACTTAAATTAGGAGATATAGAATGATTGAATATATTTATTTTGTAAAATGTCCCAACTGTGATGATGAACCTTTTAGTTTCTTCGACGCAGCTAAAGAATTTGCCTGTGGTTGTTTAAGTCAGAAACCTATCATCACTCAGGTTGAGGTTAATAGAAACGATTTCGGTGAGTGTACAGATTCGGCAGACCTCGGTACTGTTTGGTCTTGGGAAGATATGATGTCTGACACAGAAAAAGAACATTCAGATGAACCTTCACTTCTCACTAAAGATTTTTTAAATAGTATTAATTCTGAAAATGATCCTGAATTCGATGCGCTTGATAATTCAGTAGAAGTAGAAGATGAGGATTTCCGTTTTCTTAATGATGAAGAACTTAATGAAGCTCTTGGCTTTACATTATCTAATGATAGAGAGTCTAAAGAGATCCTTCATATGTGCGAGTTTCTTGGATTAAAAAAAGTTACTGATTTAGAAGATTTCTTGAAAAGAGAATTTGATGTTACAAAACCCCTTTCTAAATCTGAGTGTTTAGAGTTACTCTTTGATTATAGATTAAAACTCGGTGACGACTATGACGGTCCAGTAAATGATAGTAAATTTGAGAGCTGCTCTAGAAAGCCAATACCTGAGGGAATGACTATCGAACAACTCGTAGAAGAAATGGAAGAAAATGAAGACGAAGTAGAATGCACTTGGTGTAATGAACTTTTTCCTAAAGATCAATGTCGCTATGAAGTAGACCTCGGATATCTATGTTCTAGATGCGAAGCTGCTATTAAGTCTCGTGGCGAAACTCTTACGTTTAGAGAAAACAATTATTGGGATTTCTTAGATGAAGAAAAAGAACCGGTTAAAGAATACATAGAAAGAGACCCTTTTGATCATCACGACTCAGACTATAGTGATGAGGAAGCAGCAGATGCTTTAGCAGACGAGATTGACAGAGCTTGGGATTCTAGATACGACACAGCTGTTGATGATTTTTTCAATGAAGATTTCGATGATCCCGTATCAGAAGATGGGAAAGAAACCGAAGAATCTCTTTTTGATGAAGCAGAATCAGTAGAAGAAGTAGTAGATATCTTAGTTAAAGACGAAGAAGCAGCTATTGCTGCTTACGAAGAAGCAGCCGATAAAATAGAAGAGCTCACATCTGACGAAGATACTGAAGAAACTCAAGAAGTTCTTGACCACATTAAAGAAGAGGAAGAAGAACATATTGAGGAGCTTGAAGAGCTTCTTACTGAAGAATCTGAAGATCAAGATACTGATACTTTAGATGAACATGTCAATGAAGAACATCCTGCTATTGAGTCTAATCAAAAATTAGACGGCATCGACAACGCAATGGTAGACTGTGAAGTTGCAGATGTTATTGCCCACAGTGAAGATGAAAAACCTGTTGACTGTAAAGGTAAAAAGAAACCTTTAGAAAAGCCTTTAACTGAAGCTGCTGCTATGATTGATTGCCCAGAGTGCGGCGCTAAGAAAGCTTTTGACAAAGAAACAGGTGTCTGTAACAACTGTGGATTTATAATTTAATAAAAACCGAATAACTAATGTGTCTCAGGTTAGTAAAATTCGTTTTAATATATTGTATTATAGATGAGAGGACTTCTGTAATACAAAAAGAAAACTAATAGGAGAGTTAATTTAAAATGAAAAAAACTATGAATGACATTAAAAAAGAACAAACAACACAAACTTATTCTTATTACTCTAAAGTACTTAATAAAGTATTTGATGATGTAGACTCGCTAATGGAAGCAGAAGCTGCTTATGCTGCTGAACAAAAAGCAAAAGAAGATAAGGCAGCTCAAAAGAAAGCTGAAGCAAAAAGGGTTGAAGATGCTTTTAAAGCGCTTAACTTAGAACGTAAGATGTACAAAGAAAACATTCTTAAACTTACGGAACGTTACAGTGAAGACCTTAAAAAGCTTAGAGATTCCTTCGATGCTGATAAGAAAGAGCTCGAAGAGATTCTTGCTGACGCTGAAGCTACTTATGCTAAAGAGCTTAAAGCTTTTACAGATGCACATCCAGAAGGATATCATCTTACTTTAAAAGATGGTGATTTTGAAACTACAATCAGTGGACAAAGTAATAAAAACTTTAAGTCAGTAAATAAAGCTGAACCTAATTTATTAAATCTTTTTGATCTTTTATTTAAGATTTAATTTAAAACTGTACTGAGACAATTATAAAAATTATGATTTTTTATCGTATTATATAATATGAGATGAAAATCTTATACATAGGTTTTATTCCTTTGTTGGCACCTTGATATTCCTCCTGTCAAGGTGCTTTTACTTTAATTAAACCATCAAATAAGGATATTTAATATGGACGATAAATTTGCACAGCAACTTACTTTGGAAATACTCCGTCAAGCAGAGGAAATGAGATTTACTAAATTTCATTTATTAGGAAATTGGCAGGAATATCAAGTATGTCGCCAAAATATTATTTCTACTAAATTAGTTATTAAAGTACTACAACAATCAGCTGCAGATCTATTTAAACGATATTGCAGAACCGTAATTACCGGAATTTCAGATATTAACCAGTTAATGGCATATTCACAATTAAAAGAAACTGAGAACTTCTATAGAACTGAACTTACTACATTTAGCCGTATGGCAGATGAATATGCTGACTATTTAAGTCATGGAAACTTTTTATATGCTTACACAGGCGGGGAGAGATTCTAATGTCAGTAAAAAATATAGAGCATCCATTAACTACTTTATTTCATGCATATGCCTATACGGCTGAGAGCACTATTTTAGAATTACAGAACATTGATCATAAGACGGTGGGTGCTCTGTATCTAGATCAACTACGTTATAAAAACTTCATAGTTTCAGAGACGAATAACTCTGAGAAATACTATTTATTTATGGATGGTATTGGTATTTATTTTTCATTCTATAAGAAAATAAACCTCTAAATATTGTATAATATAATAGTATGTGTACTAGTTAGGTGAATATACTGTCGTACAATATATGGTATTTCACCTTTTTCTTTTATACAATATTTGCTAAATTAAATACAAGAGTCCCAACTCTTTAAACTATTGAAAGGAGACAATTTATGCAAAGAGTTATTAAACGTGATGGCCGAGAAGTCGAATTTGATAGAGAAAAAATTATCGAAGCGATCTCGTGTGCCAACCAAGAAATTATTAAATCCAAACAAATTGGATCTAGGAAGATTAAACAGCTAACTGCTATAGTAGAAGAGAAGTGTTCTGCTTACAAGCGAGCTATTAAAGTAGAAGACATTAATGATTTAATTGAAGATGAACTTATCTTCCGAAATTATAATGATCTCGTTCGTGCTTTTATTAAGTATAGGCATAACAAAGAGCTGGTTAGAAAATCCAATACTACAGATGATACTATTCTCAGTCTTATTAATCTTAGTAATGAAGAACTTAAACAAGAAAACTCAAATAAGAATCCGGTAATTAACTCTACACAGCGTGATTACATGGCTGGCGAAGTAAGTAAGGATTTATCTAGAAGAATCTTACTTCCTAAAGATGTAGTAAAAGCACATGATGAAGGAACGATCCATTTTCATGATACTGATTACTTCGCTCAGAAGATGTATAACTGCTGCTTAGTTGGATTAGATGATATGTTAAATAATGGAACCGTGGTTTCTGGAACTTTAATAGAGAAACCCCATAGTTTCGCTACTGCGTGTAACGTTGCTACTCAGATAGTTGCTCAGGTTGCCTCTAATCAATATGGCGGTCAGAGTATTACACTTTCTCATTTAGCACCCTTTGTAGACATTAGTAGAAAGAAGATTAGAGCTGAGGTTTACGAAGAGCAGGAGAAAGCTGAGGCTCTACACTATGGTGAGCCTGTTCCTGTTAGCATAGACGTAGAAAAGCTAATTGATGAAATTACAGAAAAGCGTGTAAGAGCAGAGGTAAAGCGTGGCGTACAAACAATCCAGTATCAGGTTAATACTTTACTTACCACAAATGGTCAAGCACCGTTCATCACTGTCTTCATGTATCTAAATGAAGTAGAAGATGAGCAAACTAAGAAAGACCTCGCGATGATCATCGAAGAAGTTCTTCTTCAAAGATATCAAGGTATTAAGAATGAGAAAGGAGTTTGGATCACTCCAGCATTCCCTAAACTTATCTATGTACTAGAAGAAGATAATATTAGGGAGGGTTCTGAATACTTCTACCTTACTGAACTTGCAGCAAAGTGTAGCGCTAAGCGTCTTGTACCTGATTATATAAGTGAGAAGATCATGAAAGAGATTAAAGGTGGCTACTGTTTCCCAGTAATGGGTTGTCGTAGTGCACTATCGACCTGGTTCGACGAAAACGGTAAGGCGAAGTTTTACCAAAGATTTAATAAAGGAGTAGTTACTGTTAATCTTCCGGATGTAGCGTGTTCTGCGCTCGGAGAAAATTACGCTAAAGACTTAGATAGTTTCTGGAAGATCTTCGATGATACTCTAGAGTTATGCCACAGAGCTTTGTTATGTCGCTATGAAAGACTTAAAGGTACTGTAAGTGACGTAGCTCCAATCCTATGGCAGCACGGTGCAATCGCTAGACTAAAGAAAGGTGAGACAATCGATAAGTTACTTACTGGTGGATATTCAACTATTAGTCTTGGATATGCAGGATTATGGGAATGTGTAGTAGAACTTATTGGTAAAGACCTACTAGATGAAGAAGGTCAAGCACTTGGACTTGAGATCATGAAGTACATGAACAAAAAGTGTGACGATTGGAATAAAGAACTAAATCTTGGATTTGGCATTTATGGAACACCAATAGAAAGTACTACATATAAGTTTGCCAAAGCTCTACAAAAAAGACACGGCGAAATTGCCGGAGTTTCAGATCGTAACTTTATTACTAATAGCTACCATGTTCACGTAGAGAAACCTGTTAATCCATTTGAGAAACTTGCTATAGAAAGTAAGTTCCAGAGATTATCTACCGGTGGTGCGATCAGTTACATCGAAACAGCTAACTTAGAAAATAACTTAGAAGCAGTTATATCAGTAATCCAATACATCTACGAAAATATTATGTATGCCGAACTTAACACTAAGTCAGACTACTGTCATGAGTGCGGTTGGGATCGTGAGATAGAAATAGTAGAAGATGAATCAGGAAAACTAATTTGGAAATGTCCTAACTGCGGCAACACTAACCAAGATAAGATGAACGTGGCTAGAAGAACCTGTGGTTACATTGGTACGAACTTCTGGAGCGAAGGTAGAACTCAAGAGATTAATAATAGATACGTTCACTTAGACTGTCACGACTGTGGGTGCTAAGATGAGATACAATACCATTAGACAGATGGATATCGCTAACGGACCTGGTTGCCGAGTATCGATATTCGTTCAAGGATGTGAATTCGACTGCCCTGGCTGTTTCAACACAGTAGCTAAAGACTTTAGTGGTGGTAAAGAATTTACGGATCAAACAATGGAACTCCTCCTAGATCTCGCTAAGCCTGACTACATAGCAGGCATTAGTTGTCTGGGAGGGGAACCTCTTCATCCGCAGAACCGTCAAGCTGTTCTAGACCTAGTGAAGAAATTTAAGTCAGTATATCCCAATAAAACGGTTTGGATTTGGACTGGATACCTTTGGGAAGCTGTAGCATCTGACCTAATTAACTCTGAAGTAGACGTAGTAGTCGATGGTAGATTTGTGGAAGCCTTAAAAGATCTTAGACTTAAGTATCGAGGAAGTAGTAATCAAAGGATTATTGATGTCAAAAAATCAACTGCGGACTCTATAACATTATATAAATAAACGCGCGTAACGCGTGCGCACACGTATAACGTTTGTTATTATTGACAAAACATTGCTTTTTGTTTAAAATAACAAACGTTATTTTTTTTTATATAAAAATGTTTACAAAATAACTTACCTATGTTATAATAAAGAAGTGCTATCCCAAAGCGCACACACTAAATACTCTATTCAAGCTGTCTAACGAGGCACAGAAGGAAAATAACATGTCCTCACTATTCTCATAACTCCCTATGTTCCAGAGTTAACGATCTTCCTTCTGTGTTCTCCTACATAAAAATATTTTAAAATTTTTTTTTAAAGTGCCGCAAAACAGTTTACAAAGTTTTAATTTTATGTTATAATATAAATGTAAGATTGATTATACCCCTTTGGGTTGCAGTTAATCCTAAATTAAACATATTATACCATAAAGGTATTATTTTGGAGGACTTACATATGGAAGTTAATAAGAATACAGATTGGACAGGCTATTTAGTGAGACCTAAAAAAGAATGGCTTAATCCTAACGAACACGCTCATCCTTATGTTGTGATAGAAGACAGAGGACCTAGGGTGCTTATTCAGCTCTTACCACAGTATCAGCCTAAGAACCTGACTTTTCCCTGCATAGAGTCTGGGTTTAAAAATTGGTATGAAGTAATTGATACTAAGTTAGTTAAATAATTAAGGAGGATACATATGTTGGAACCTGGAAAAGTTTATACGCTGGATATACCGGTAAAAGAAATTAGTAGAGTACTTGTTGCTGAAGGTTATACCAAGAAAGTAGATTGTAAAAACTATTGGGATGCACACGGCGAAAGACACTACGACTTTAAGGCACCAACTCAATATAAATTCGATAGACCTAAGAAGTTCGAACTTTATAGAGTTGAAAGAGAATATCAATTTAATTATACTGGAAGTTCAGTATACGAATATCTTTTTCTTTACATTGATGGCGAGAAGTTAGATGTTGGCGAGATTACAGAGTTTAGAGAACTTAAAACAAAGATTAATCTTGATTGTTGCGTCGGGGCAGGTTAATAAAAATTTTTTAAAAACTTTCAAAAATTACCAAAAAACAGTTTACAAATCAATTAAAACATGTTATAATATAAATGTAAGTTGACGAAATACTTACTAATACATATAAGAGGTTATAAAAATGTACGGAAAGGAAACAGAAAAGAAGATTGAAGAACGTTTATTAGCAACTCATATTTCAGCTAATACTGAATTTGAAAAAGCTTGTTATGCAGGTGATAGTCAAAAGATTATGTCTATAGTTGAAACTGAAATGGAAAAGAATAACTTATTTACTAAAGGTTCACAAAAACTTAAGACAGATATTCTTAATATGCTTCAAGGAAAGATAAAAGTTCCTTCTTGGCAAGGACAACAAATTTTAATGTTTGTCTGGAACTCAAGATTAGCCGGTTGTGGTTATGCGGTTACGAAATAGTACATATTAAAAATTAAGTGAGGAAACATAATATGACAATTAAAGATTTACAAAATAACGAAGAATTATTAAATTCTATTGTAGAAGACCTTGAAGACTTCGATGAGAACACTGAAGTCGTATATGAAGTCTGGGCATTTGGTTACGACGAAAACGATGAAATTACCGATGCTGAACTTTGTCTATTTAATTCTACCGACCCGGAAGTTGCAGTTAATTATGCTAAGACAGTAGAACTTGCTGACGTAATCCATCAAACTGAAAACGGACCTTGTTCTTCTAACAAAGTATTTAGAATTGCAGTAGAAGTTGAAACTGTTGTACCTATTAATGACGACCTTGTAAACGTAGGAACTGTTTATTCTAAGACTCTGTGGGAAGCACCGACCTATGACGGACCTGAAGAAGATGAAGAAGAAGTTGATGTAGTTTATATTGTTAATAGAAGTGATTATGAAATTTTAGAAGATAATACGCTAAAGGTAAGCTGTGATCTTTTGAAAGGTTATAATAAAAATGATACAGTACTTATCTGCCTTCCTCACGAAGAGAACGACTTTGTATTGTCTTATAAGATTATGTCTAGAGTGATGTACGAAGACGGCGATTATTACCACTGTGAACTTACTTATTAAGTATTTACAAATCTTCGTACGTATATTATAATAATGAATGTGCTCACCGGCACGCTATCCGTATTCCCTAGTTAACATGACAGGAAAACACAGAAGGAACGTCTGACAATCCTCTTAAAGCCCTTAACACACTTTCTGTGTTTTCCTTACATAAAAATATTTTTAAAAATTTTTAAAAAAGTGCGTTAAAACAGTTTACAAATATTGGAAAATGTGATATAATATAATTACAAAATAATTTTGGAGGAAATTAAATATGACAGTTTATGTTGTTTGTTGGGGCTCAGGCACTCACGATTGGGATGAAGAGGAAGTTTATACTTACACTAATGTACATAATGTATATATGTCTTTAGATATAGCAAGAGAGGGTTTAGTAAAACTTAAAGAAGAATTTTATAATGAAATTGTTAATGACCCTGACTTCGAAGAAGAAGATAGAGAGGAAGTAAAAAAGAATACTTACATACACGGTTCGGCTGAAGAGAATGAATTTACAATTGACACCACTTTTGGTTGTAATACACAAGAAGTCTATATTCGTATTGTAGAAAAAGAAATTATTGAATAATGGAGGATATATATATGTTTTATAAGAAAGGAATTGATATTACAAACGACAAACAAATGTTTAATTTTTTGAAAGACCATTTTGCTTATCCTACAATGAACTCTTGGAATGGCCTTTACTCAATTGCGAACAATGTAAAAGTTCATAAACTTAACTTATCAGGAGATTGCTGGACTGCACTTGCCTTACTTCAAGCTGACGAATACTTTACTATCAATATGATGATTGAAGATTGGGAAATCACTCATCCAGGTTATAGTGTTGGTTTTAATGGTAGAAGCGGTGGCTACTTAGTTTTATATAACGACAAAGGCTATAAATCAATTCTTCCTGACGAAATCAATGAATGTGTAGACTACGAAGAATATAAACGTTGGTGCAAAGACTATTGCGGTTCTGTAAAGGAAAATAGAAAAGACCTTGTTTACTACACAAAGTTAGTACAAGACTTTGATAAACTCTGTGATGAGCTTAGAGACTACTGTGATGAATTATCTAATAAAAACTTTGCAGTAGAAGAAATGCAGAAATCCGTAGAAGCTTTTAATGACAGATATTATGATGACCTTTGCTATCTTAATATTAGTAATCTTGTTTGCGAAGACAACGGTTGCGTAGACTGCTCAGAAATACGTGCGTTAGACTGTTTGTTCGAAGCCTTCAAAAGAATAGCTAGTCGTCCTGACAGTGGTTATAAACTTAAGTTTACTGAAGATGATTGCTGTCTTCAATTGGTAGAAGAATAATTGTAAAAATTTGTAAAAAGCTGTCAAAAACAGTTTACAAACGTCTAATTTTGTGATATAATAGTACATATAATGTTTTTGGAGGAAATACATAATGTTAAATGAAACTAAGAAAGACCTTGTTTTTAATGCTCATAAACTAGTTAGGCCTTATGAGAGCTATACTATCGATGAGTTAGCGGATGCTTATTGCGAAGCGGTTGATACTAATAACAAAGCGCTTAAAGATATTTATATCTCCGCTTTGATACTTCGCTTTTGGTATACTATCGATAAGATGTATCGTTCTAATACGGTAGCTCCTTGCTTAGAACGAACTGATTTTTTCTGGTGGTTGTATGAAGCGATAGAATATGCTTGTAAGTATAGAGGCTGGAAAGACCCTGCTAAGAAGCTTAATGCTCAGCAATGTATAAATAAGTGTATCAATACTATCAAGCTTCAAAAATATTATGACCTTCGTCTAGATAAGAATAAGACAGTTAATCATTGCACTAGTCTCGAAACTCCTATTTGTGGTGGAGATGGTGATGATGCGACTAAAACTTTAGGTGACACTATCGAAACTAATGACAATATAGACGAAAGCTCTATTGGTATGACTTTGTTAGTACAAAGCTATATAGACCGTAATAAAATAGTAGAGGCAGTTTTAATTGATAATATTGTTAATAACGATGTGCAAAAGCATTTTAAGAAAGTAGTTAAAAAAGAAAGACCTGATGGCGAAGTTTATAGATATACGGAACACAGTAGTGAGTTCTGGCCGTATAGATTAGTTCAAATCGTGAGCAAGTTGCCCGATACATATAAAAACGACTTTATGGAGCGTTATGATATTAAAGAAGATAAATTAAATGCAGTTCTTACTGCTATCAATCGTGCTCCTAACCAAAAATTGTATCGTTATATTCGTAATATGCTTAGTGAGCTTAAAACTTCGTTTACATGTTAATATATAAAGTTATTTATTGTATTATATAATATAGAAACGAAATTAGGAGGATTACGTTTTGTACCTGGATTTATTTGACGAGCTTAGATTAAATAAAAAATTAGTAAGGATTGCTGGCTTTGATGTCGCCGCTTATTGGGCCGAGCTACAAAGCGTTCTTAAACAAGTAGTTAAGAAACAGACTGCTGATGAAAGAGGATTCTTTACTTTAGATAGAGACTATATAGAAAGAGAAACTACTTTAACTATCACAAAGCAACTTAAGTGTGAAGAGAAGTTAGTTGCTATGGGAGTTATTATGAAAGACCCGGCAGAACCGAATAAACTTGCTATTGCAGTAAACGGAATGGTTGCGGTAATCACAGATGAAGATACTACTAAGTTAAAGAAGTCTTCTAAAACTTCTGCTGATGCTAAGGCCGCTAAGATCGCTGGGATTAAAGCGACAATGAAAAGAGCTATCTTTACTACTGACCCTGAACTTAGACCTGCTTATGAACGTTGGGTAGACGGAATGGTTGATGCACAAAATTGTAAGTTTACTAAAGCAGTAGTACAACTGTTCGAGAAGACTGTGTCTCAATATACTACGAACATCGCTACACAACTTAAGATAATAGAAGTCGCAACTATCAATAGCTACAAAGACGCAACTTGGGCAATTAACAAAATTACAAGCTCAACTAATTTTAGAACATCTGTTGCAACAGCACTTCCTGAGCAAAAGATATGTTCAGGTGTCTCTACAGAAGTTTTTTAAAAAATTGTAAAAATATGTCAAAAATAGTTTACAAATATGCTTAAACGCGTTATAATATATGTAGAATAAAAGTTGGAGGACAAATTTATGGAAAAATTTATTGTTGTTGCAAATTTTACTTGTCATGACACTTGTGAAGATGACCTTTATACATCTCAATGGTTAGTAGGAACTTTTGATAAAGTTGAAGATTGTATTGAGGCATCGAGAAAAGACTTAGGTAGAGTTGCTCAGGACCACTTTGAGTGTGTTCTTTGTGAAGAAGAATTTGAGAGTGAAAAAGAATACTACGACGCAATTGCTGAAAACGTTGCTAACTATTGCAGTGACCGTTGGGAGGCAATGATAGGAGGTATTGAAGTAGAACTAAATACCTCTAACTCAGTAGAAACTATGTCTAATGACTTTATTGATAGTGAGTTCACAGACCAACGTCAAATTGTAAAATATTATATACATAAAATATGATTAGTATACTGGAGAATGACTTATGGAAAACATTTTAGAAATTATTAGAACAGAACTTGAAGAACTTGCTGAAGAACACAGAGTTGCGGCAAGTAATGAAAGACTTTGGGCAAAAGGATCGCCTGATGCAGAAACTGCTAAAATGCACGAAGACAATGTAATAGTAAATAATCAAATTGCAGACATATACAGTAATCTCGCGGCGAACGTTTTGTCTATCGTAGAAACTTACGGCAATTAAAATATCTGGAGGATATATAAAATGAAAAAATCAAAATACCTTGGTTTGAAATCAGGCAATTGGGAATGCACGCATGTCGGAGTCGCTTCTGTACAACCTACATTCAAAAAGTATGAAAGGGATTTGTTTGGAAGACGTGTAAGGAGTAAGAGTCCTGGTAGTAAACAATACTACTATATCTTTGAAAGACTTACTTCCGACAAGAAAGCAATGAAGATGATTAGGCTCAACGCTGCTCAAGCGCGTCTAGTGCTCTGCAATTGGTTTACTGTTGAGGACTTTGCTAAAAAGAAAGAGACTAAGAGATCACAGGATTTTGCACATAAAGTGAGTTATAGTTTCTGTGATTAGTACATAAAATAAATTGATTTAATTGTGAAGTTTGTTAACAAGCTTGCAAATTGTAAAATAGCACTGTGGTTGTTGGACAGTGCTATTTTAATTTTTTTTGAAAAACTTGCTAAAAACAGTTTACAAATTACGGTAATTATGCTATAATATAGATATAAAATAAATGGAGGATACATAGTATGGATGAAATCGGAGCAATTATCTTAGCAGTAGCTTTTATTGGTGGTATTATATTTTTAATAGGATACTGTACACTTGGAACAATTTTATATGATAGACTAGAAGACAAATATAGAAAAGAGTGGGAAGACGCCCATCCGAATGAACTTATTAGGATTAAAGAACTAGATAAAGAAATCGAAGCCCTTGAGCCGAAGCGACGACTATTACATACAATCAAGAAGCAGATTGATGAGATTACTGCGGAGATGAAGTATATAGCTAATACAGAAAATACTGAGCTAAAACTTCTTGGTTTAAAACGCATGGCAGAAACCCTTATAGAAGACGAGCGCCGTTGGTATAAACTACTCGGTGAACGTAATGATATATGTTATGCTTGGTCGGAATATATACAAAACAAAATGCCAAAATGGCTAAAATATTAAAAAATTTCAAAAATTTACCTAAAAACAGTTTACAAATTTTACCAAATATGATATAATATTTATAGTAAAAGTTTTGGAGGAAACTATATATGAAATTTTCAGATTTAGACAAAAGAGGTGTTGAATTATTTACAGAACACCACGAAGTTAAGTTTTACGAAATGATCTTATGCTTTGCTGCGGAAGAACTCTTCGAAGAAGATATTGATGAAATCGAATTAACAAATTATCAATTTAATAAACTATTAAATTGTATGACTTGTTATCTCGCTGATGACTATCACGTATCTCCTTGGCATGTTGCTGATGCACTCGTAGCATTAGTTAAGAAGCACGGAGCTGATACTGTTATTACAGACTGTAATGATGGAGGTAAGTTGCTAGAAACTGAACTTTATAAGTTAGAGTCAGGAAGTTATGAAGGAGAATAAGTATGTTAAAAGTATATTGTGATGGAGCTTGCTCAGGAAATCCCGGTATGGGTGGTTGGGCATTTGTAATCCCTAAGTTAGAAGCAGAGGACTCTGGTTATTATGTAAAAACTACAAATAATCGTATGGAAATTACAGCAGTTATTGAAGCTCTTAATTATGTTAATGAATACTTTTGGGGCGTTGACAAAGTAGAAATAATTACCGACAGTCAGTATGTAGTTAATACGATGACTAAAGGTTGGCAGAAGAAAAAGAATCTAGACTTATGGGAAGCTCTTGATGAAATCCTCTATATGTTTAAAGAAGTCAAGTGGACTTGGGTTAAAGGACATGCCGATAATAAGCATAATCAAAGATGTGATGAACTTGCTGTCGAAGCTTATAGAATATACCAACGTGCTAAAGAAGAGAAGGAAAGTCAAAAAGCTCACGAGGCCCTACATAAGTATGACGATTGTTATGATACAGAAATTCCACTTACTGCTACATCACCTCAGACAGCTGTAGCTATTGCGCTTACCGCACATAAGAGATATACTATTGGTAATCATACTTATACCATATTAGATTGTGCCGGCTTACCTGGTTTATATGTAATAGAGAAAGACTACTGTACACTTATCTACCACGGTACCTTTGACGATTGTATGTATGAACTAAAAGACATAAAAAACCCAGACGCACTTCCTTTTTAAAAATAATTTTAAAAATTTTTGAAAAAGCACGTTAAAACAGTTTACAAAATTGGAAAAATATGTTATAATTATAAATGTAAATAAGTTTTGGAGGAAATATTATGGAACTTAAACAATTTGCATTTGACGTATTGGGAGACTTTATGCCAGAAAGAGCTTATGAGATTACTGAAATGCGTGGTAAACCTGTTGTTATTGTTTTATACAAAGGTTTAGTGCAAGCGCCGAAAGAAATCATTTTTGACGAATGGAACAGAGCGAAAGCTGGAACTGAATTTGAAGAAGTAAGTCTTTATATGTAAGGAGGACCAAGAGTATGTCTACACATTGTGGAATTGCAGTAAAAACAGAAAAAGGTTATAACACTATCTACTGCCATCACGACGGATATGAAAGTTATATGTATCCTATGTTGGCTAAGAACTATGGTACAGAAGAAAGAGCTAGAGACTTAGTTAGCTTGGGTGATGCTTCTTGTATCTATGAAAGAATGGTGCCATCTAGAGAGTCTGGACATAGCTTCGACAATCCTGAGGATGGGGTTTGTGTTTTCTATCACAGAGACAGGGGCGAACGTTGGGAGCAGACTGCACCACAAGTTTTCACTAAGACTACAGTAGTAAATGATTTTTATTATGTGTATATTTTTGAAGACGGACAGTGGAACGCTTATAAGAACGGAAGAAAAATTATTGTGAGGGTAGACTAATGACTGAGCTCGAACTTATAAAACTTAAGAAAGAAATTTATTACTATTCTGATATCGAGCCAACTGACGAAGAAGCTTGGGAAATCTATGATATCATGCAAGAAAAGCCATACGCAGATTTGAGCGCTGTTGTTGCGGACTACTATGGATGTTAAGGAGGATTAGTATGAAAATTGAAATGACTACGTCGCCTGCAATACATATTAAAGCTATTGGGTACGAGAAGACTAATACAGAAGAAATCTTAAGTCTCGAGCTTCCTGATGGAATTCGTAAGTTTTACGGAGTGCCGAAGAACATTTATGACGAGCTCATCAAAGTCTTACATCGAGCTGACTTCTTGGTTAAGGTTTTAGCAAATAATTATAAATATGAAGATATAGTTTGTAATTAAAAAATTTTTAAAAAAGTTTTAAAACAGGCTTAAAACAGTTTACAAATATTTAATTTTGTGGTATAATATATGTATAAAGATTGTTAAGGAGAGTACATATGAAAACACTTATTCACTTTAAGGAATTCTGCGACGAAATTACACAAAGTGCGAGCAGAAAATACAAACAAGAAGTATTAACTAAATATAAAGATGATGAAGTAATTAAGAAATATCTTAAGATTGCTTATGATCCTTATGAGGTATACGGAATTTCTACTAAGAAGCTTTCTAAAGGTATTGCTGGAATGACCCTATACACTTTTGATACTATCCTCGAACTCTTTGATTACTTAAAAGTACATAACACAGGCAGAGACTGCGATGTTAAATTATGTCAAGCAACATTAGAAGTTGTATATTCGGCGTTTGAGGGCTGTACTTTACTTCTTAAAGAACTTATCTGTAAAGATTTGAGTATCGGGTGTGATGCGAAGACCATTAACTCTGTAATGCCTAATCTAATTCCTACGTTTGATGTACAACTCGCCAATAAATACTTCGATAAGCCTGATTACGTAGAAGGAAAGGAATTTGCTATTACTACGAAGATAGACGGCGGAAGAATTATTGCTATAAAGGAAAATGGCCAAGTTTCATTTTTCACTCGTGCTGGACAAAGATACGAAGGATTAGTTGATCTCGAAAAAGAAATGCTTGACCGAATTCCGGACAATTTCGTTTTTGATGGTGAGATTACTTTACTTGACTACAAGAGCTATGATTCTAAAGACGCTTATAAGCAGGCAATGAAGATTACTAGAGCGGACGGCGAAAAGCATGGAGTTAAGATGCTTGTCTTCGATTGTATGTCTGCGGAAGAGTTTCGTAAGCAACACTGTCTGGCTGGTTGGTATGTAAGAAGAACGTTAGTAGAAAGTATTTTCAATCTTGCTGGAGACCTTACATATTTCGAACTTCTTCCAGTATTGTATCAAGGAACTGATACTTCTAAGATTACAGAATTGTTAGATGCCGAGATTGCTCGTGGCCAAGAAGGTATAATGATTAACATTTGCGACGCGAAGTACGAATTCAAAAGAACGAACTCACTTCTTAAAGTAAAGAAGATGAATACCCTCGACCTTCAAATCATCGGCTTCGAAGAAGGATCTGGAAGACTTGCCGGAACGTTAGGAGCTATCTTAGTTAGATACAAAGATGGAAACATCGTAAAAGTCGGCTCTGGATTTACGGACTGGTTGAGAGAAGAGATTTGGAAAAATCAAGGAAAGTATTTAGACACTATCTGCGAGATCCAGTATTTTGAAGAGACTACTAATCAAGACGGCGGAATTTCACTTCGCTTCCCTATCTTCAAAGATTTCAGAACTGACAAGCTTGAGGCCGACTTCTAATAAATTATTAAATTAATAAAACCCGTGTATTAATCTGCACGGGTTTTTCTTTATAAAAAATTTTTGGAAAATTATGCCAAAAATAGTTTACAAAATTAAATTTTTATGTTATAATATAAGTATAAAGCTTAAGTGAGGTACATATTATGAAAAAGATTATTGTTGTTGTAGCAGACGGAAATGTTGAGACTGTGTTCACTAATGTTGATGAGGAAGTTGAACTTGAGATTGTAGACTTTGATTCTTGTTTTGATTCCCACGATGAGCAAGAAGCTTTGGGAGATTACATTGACAGTCTTCGTGCGACAATGAAAGAAATTTAAGGAGACTAGTTATGAAAAGAGCGGAACAAGTAAGTCAAAAGAAAACTAAAAAAGAATCTTTGTCTTTTAATATAAAAGTAAATCCTACACATGTGCCTAATATAGAACATGTCCGTATGTGTGAGAAGTTTCCAGCGAGAACTTTTGAAGATAAGAGATTTAAGAAGCCGAAGCATAAAGAAAAATATTTAGAAAATTATTAAAAAGTGCTTAAAAATGCTTTACAAAATTGGTAAAATGTGTTATAATATATACATAAAGAATAAATAAAGTTTGGAGGAAACTTTTATGAAAAAAGACCTTAAGAAAACAAATTATGTAATCGTTATGGATTATAGCAAAGAAAGCTATTTAGCGGAGGCTTACTTATTAGGCTGGAACAATAACGAAGACTGGTTTGACACTGGTATTGACAGTCGCGATATTATGACTCCAGCAGGTAATGTTAAAAAGAATCATTGGGGTTTAATTGATGTTGACTCACACTCTAGTGCTTATGTAGGTGAAACTTTTGAAGACTGTGCGGACTATGCCGACGGTGCTAGAAAAGAAGGTTATGAATGTACTATCTGTCGTTTAGAAAAAGACGACGAAGGCAATATCAGACTTATACCAGTAGAAGACTAATACATAATAAGGAGAATATAATTATGGAAAAGAAAACAACTCGTAGTTCAGTAGAAATTTTAGCAGACATTGATAGATTAAAGCAAGAACTAAAACAAGCTTTAACTGCCGAAAAGAAAGCAGGTTATAGCGAATTACCTAAAGTAGTTTACATTTGGGATATGTACTTGAATGAAGAAGATAAGGGTAATTGGACTAGTGCTGAAATTTATAACGGTCTATATTCCGGTGCAGTTTTTGAGACTGAAGAAGAAGCTTATGATGCTGGTTTGTTTCATCTTAGAGAATTAGAAGATGAAGGTGAATTGACTTATGAAGATGAAGACGGCGAAGAATATGAAGCAGAGCCAGAAGATTATACAATCGATACTGTTGCAATTTCAGTTAAGGACGTGGATGAAGAAACTTTAGCAGGTTCTGGTTTAGAACATTTAATTTAATAACGAGGTAGAAAATGGATAAAGAATTATTTACAGAAATACTAGAGTCTCTAAAACAACGTAAGGATTTGTGCGAAAGTTTTCTAGGCACAGTACATACCACAGAAGATCTTAAACAACTTTCTCTCGCTCGAGCAGTAGAACTTAAGAAGTTTTGTGTAGAAGAAGAAGTAATCATGACTAAGATTGTTATGGTTGATCTCTACCATATTATTGGCATGGGACAGTTGTCGCCAACTCAGATGATGAAGTTTACATATTTAATGCAGGACTACCTTTCTTACCGCCCAGTGATAAAAGCTCTTGCTCAGAAGTTAGACCGCATCGAAGAACTTCCTAAAATCCCTATTAAAACTAAATTTAAGTTAATGGGATTGGGCAACGCTACTCTAACTTATGGTGAAGGTGAAGTAGTTGATGAAGCTTCAATAGAAGACTACGATAAACTTAGGGAACAGAATATCCCTGAACCTCCCGCTGAACTTCCTTTTACAATCTCAGGCAATAAGATTAAAGTAGACCTTGGCAAGCTTGATGTGTTTGTTCAGTTAATGGAAATGTTGTTTAAGACACCACTCTCTGTTGATAAACTTAAGAGTAAAATTAGTAGTCATGGTGAGTATATAGGAATTACTTGGACTGATATGTTCTATGAAGAAACTTGCGAAGGACCTGCTGGTATTTTTGCAGTAGGCAATATGACATCTAACAGCACTCGTCAAAAGATTATGAGTTATGTTAATAAAAAATCTTAAAAATTTTTTAATTTTTTTGAAAAAGTATATAAAAACAGTTTACAAAACTGGTAAAATATGTTATAATATAATTACAAAGTAAATAAACAAATTTTTTGGAGGAAAAATTTATGAACAAAAAACGTTTTAAGAACATTATTGAACCTGCTAAGAACTTTACAAAGGCATCAGAAGTTTACAACTATCTAGAGTCTCTCGACGATGTAAACTTTATGGCAAGTGCAATCGCTTATGGATTTGGTTGTACTTATGATGACTACATAGAAGCAGAAGTACACAGTGCTTTATTAGAATTAGTACAAGACAAAGATAAGACTATTGCCGAAGTTTATGACGAATACTGTGAGATGTATGCCGAAGAAGAAAGTGATAAAGACTATGATGACGATGAAACATTCAGCTGTTTTAATGGTTATGACGGACAAGAACCTGAAGATATAATTGCTTGTGCGGTATTTGATGTATTAGACGCTGTAGATAAGTCTAAAACGGTTAAAGAGGGTTTCAAAGCATTCTTCCTTGAATATATGGTATATGACAGTGAATTAGATGAAGTTGTATATCTTTTAGACTTAGATGAATACGACATCGAAGACGACTCTGACGAATATTTTAATAAATAACAATAGAAATAACCTATCATAAAAGGTAGGTTATTTTTTTTATTTTTTTTGAAAAGTGCTTAAAAACAGTTTACAAATTACGGTAAATGTGATATAATATATGTAAGATAAAACGAGGAGGACGTAAGTCTTATGGAAATTATTAAAGTAGAAACAAAAGAACAATTAAAGGCACTCAATGACTGTTCTGCGATGACGTGGGAAGGTTTAAGAGAAGAAGACTTTGGTGTTGCATTAAGTATGTGCGGTGCTGAAGGTGCTAAAGGTTATTGCACATTAGGTAAAGTAATGAACAAACTTTGTAAGTTAACCGGTTCTAATGCTTATCCTGATGACTTGACTATTTTTAGTATTGATAAGTTTAAGGGACTTGCTATTACGGTAGGTGCTCGCTGGATGGATGATGTCATTTCGAATAACGCTCGCAGAGAAGGCTATTATCCTTTTAGAAAATAATTGGAGGAATACATATTATGAAAAAAACTTATACTATTACATTTAAGGCAGAACTTACTGAAGAGGATGTTAAAGCGATGCAAGGTTGTTTCTATCAAGCAATGAACGAAAGTATGGAAATTTCTGAAGTTTGGGGGTTAGAAATTACTGAAGATAAGTTTAGTGCAGAACCAGATAACGGTTTTTATCATATTCACGACTGTGTTGACGCTTTAATGAACTGTGAGAGCATTGATGAAGTTAACAACTTGTTAGATAACTTCCCTCATAAATTTGGTGAATGGTGGGTAGACACTATTGGTGAAGGGGAAGACGCTTACTACGAAGTCACCAACGAGTGGTGGGATTCTGTAAACGAAGAACTTTGTAGTAATCAATACCAACTTGACATCGAGGTAGAGGAGGAAGACTAAAATTATTTGCTAAATTATTTGATTAACTTCAAAGGAGACCATACTTATGGCAATAATAGAAAACTTTAGTACATTATCACAAGAAGAACTTAAAGAGTTTGTTGATAAACTTATAAAAACTATTAACACAGAGCAGATCTTCGCAGATAATGCTGAACTTACATTGGATACTCAATGTGCTATAGAGACAAGTGATTTTGATGGCAATCTTTATATCCCACTTGAGTGTGCTATTGATGTTGAGCGTTTTGCTAAATGGGATTGTGGTAGTCCTGAAGAACGCTTTGATATGAATAGTGCCTATAATCTAAATTTTGATAACTCTATTATAGAAGATGCAAAAAAATCATTTAAGACGCTTTCTACAACACTTGAAGGTTATAACGTAAGTTTAGAGTTAGATGATGTAGATGACGACGGATATGAACAAGTAGAAGTAGATAGCTATTCTGAAGCAGATGCTGGTATTGGTGAGTATGAGTTCTGGGGGCATAAGAGCTACGACTCTCAGCCTTACTGTGAAGTTGAAGGTACTATAACTAAATCATGTACTTGTTATATAACACTTTGTGTTGAGCCTATTTAATAATTAAAATTAACTAATAAACCCTGAGGCATATGTCTTGGGGTTTTTATTTTATAAAAAATTAAAAAAATTTTCAAAAAGTTTGTAAAAACAGTTTACAAAATTGGAAAAATATGTTATAATATTGTATGTAAATAAGATTTGGAGGTTAGTTAGAATATGCCAGAACCTAAATATATACCTAAAAAAAGAACAGCACTAGATGGTAAAACTTGGTGGTGTGTTTATGACACTGTGAAAGACGCTTGGAGTACGATAATTTATTTTGGTAAGTATAAAACTAAAAAAGCTTGCCAAATAGATATTGACTTTTTCACAAAGGAGGATAAGAAGAATGACTAAAACAGAATTTGAAGAAATGACATTAGACGAACTTTTAGAATGGGCTAATGAAAATATCAATGATATTACATACGAAGATACTTTGATTGAATTTGCAAAGCATAAGATTGATGACGATAATATTTATATGGCCATACATATCCTCGGAGCAATCTATAATAGCGAAGAAGCTTATAACAATTACTACTTATATGACTACTCTATGGGAACTTTGGAAACTCCGACACCTATTACTTGTAAAGAAGATTTAGAACCTTACATAGACTTTGATGATGAAGAGGACTGTGAAATATATACCTGTTGGGATTTAGACGAGGAGGAATGATTATGATTAAGTGTGTATATTTGATTAAATGTGAACGAGATGCGTATGACCCTAATGATATCACCGCTACTTACACGGATATAGTAGGTTTTGTAGACGACGTTGAAGTTGCAAAAGCATACTGTCTTAAAAGAAATGATGGTTGGGAATACGGTCCTTACTCTTATGAATGTGTGAGCGAACTTACTATAAAAGATATGGAGGAAAACTAATGAGAGACACAACTAATAAAATTTTAGAAATGATCGATGAAGGATTACTTGATGCTAGAGATGTTGCTCAGATGTGTCTAAAGTATATGAGTGAAGACGCTGTAGCAGATATGGCTGAGGCTAATGAGGTCTTCTTTGAAGAGGAAGAAGATGTTGATGAAGACTTCGATGAAGAAGCACCTGAATGTCCTTACATAGTTTTCGCTGGGAAGTCTTGTAGCGAAGAAAACCCAATGTCTGCGTGGCCAACTGAAGAAAGTGCTATCGAAGCGGGAAAAGCAATATTGGCTAGTAAGTCTATTTTCTATAAGTATGTTGAAGTAGTGCTTATGCCGGAAGATGATATTGATACCAACGAAGTTATTTGGTGGGGAGAAAATGTTGATACGACCAACGTAGGCCAACAGAATTAACCCTGTGGGATTAGTTTAAGTCTAGTTTTAGTATTTTATCATCACTAGATTAACTAGCCCCAGAGGGCTAAATAAAGACTCAAATACATTATAAATAGGAGAACAAATATGAAAAAAGAATGCACTGGAAATCTTAAAGAGATTATTTTAGCAATGATCGAAAACGAAACGGACTGTTGTGAAGTTACAAATACTGTCGGTGACATTTCTGTAACTGTAGACATTACTATTACTAAGATAGTAGATAAAGGTGAAGTAGTCTACGATGCTTACGAAGATAAAGATGATCCTTACAGCGACGAGATTGATGACTACGAGCCTCGAATTTTACATTAAAATTTTTTAAAAAATTTTTAAAAAAGTGGCTAAAAACAGTTTACAAATCCGGTAAAATATGTTATAATATAATTACAAAGATTGATTAAGGAGACCGCTTGTTATGAAAAAGTATGGTGTTTACAGAGTATTTATTGAAAACGAAAAAGTTGACAAATGGCTTTGGGGAACTTGGGAAGACCCTCACAGAGCAAATGAAGTCGGACTTGAAATTCAAGGAGACGGTTATTTTACAGAAGTAATTGAATTTGAAGACCAAGATCCACCTAAACATATCTTTTATCATGCAAACTAAATACTTGGAGGGTTAATTTATGGAAAACGAAAAATATCCTATTAAAGAAGAATGGCAAGAATACTACGATGTATTAGAAGGAATTAGAAGAACTGGCGTCGTGAATATGTGGGGAGCTTCTCCCTACTTAAAAGAGTTTTGCCCAGAGCTATCAGAAAAAGAATCTCAAGAAATTCTTTGCAACTGGATACATAACTACAACGAGTTAAACAAAAAGTTTGGCTGGCAAAAATAAAGGAGTACATACGTATGAACTATAATGACACTATTAAAGATTTAACTGCTTGGCTCGAAGACTTAAAGAGATCTGCTAAGCTTGATGAACCTTTTACCATCTCTTGGTTTAAAGGAACTAAAAATTATCCATTTTCGATTATCGGAGGCTGGACGAAAGGCTTCTCTGATGACTATGCCGACTTATTATGCGTTAGTGAATCAGAATCTGAGTATGCTATGTGTGTAAAGATCGTTATCAACGAAGGATCTTATGCGTATACTGACTACGAAGCTATGAACATGCCGTATGATGAAGAATCCGGTAATGTTGATGACACTGAAGTCGCTCTTGAGTGGGATGACAACTCTGAAAGTCTCGCTACGTGGTTATTAACGGAGTGGGAAAGGATTATGAAAGAGCACGGAGAGGAAATCTAATGTTGTATACCCTAGAATTAACTGAAGAAGAAATAGACTTCATCAAGGAAAGATGCTCACGTAAGGCGGCGAGATTAGAAGAATCTCATTTAGAAGATACTCCCTGCTATAAACTATCGTGGGACATCATGATCAAGATTATGAATATTAAAAAGGAGAATTAGTATGGATATATTTAGTCAACGCAGTAATGAACTTCAAAAAGCGTATGAAGAAGGAATAATCCACGGTGTAGAAACCGTGTGTGCTGAACTAACTGAAACTTTTAAAGATATTCCAATGTGGGGATCTGTAGCAGTATATCATATCAATAAGTTGTTAGAAAACTTTAATAAGGAGAAAGACGCCAGATGAGAAAACCTGAAATAATCGAAACTTCCGAAATTTCGCCATGTCCGTTTTGTGGTAATACCAAACTTAAGGTAGATAGTAAGCACAATGGTCATTGGTCTACTGTTGGAACACACTCTGCTACTGTAAGATGCACTAAGTGTCATGCCAGAGGTCCGACTGCATCGTGTAAAGTATCCCCTGAACTTTATGGTGCAGATGATGCTACTAAACAGAAAGCAATAGAACTTTGGAATAAGAGGATTTAACTATGAAAAAAGAAATTAGTTTTTGGAAAACACAGTGGTTTAGTATGGTGGTAGCTTTCATTGCTATTGCTACGGGATTCGTTTATCTTATCGGAGCAGTATCAATAGTAGAACCAGTACTTTCATTATTCTGGTTTTTAATCTCCGAAGTTTGGGTCATTACAGCTTTAGTGGACTATAATAACCTTCGTATTAAGAAGATACGAGATAGAATAGAAGTACTTGAGTACTGCGCAATTACAGACATAGTAGAAGAGTCTCCTAAACACTATGTGGTAAAGAGACGACTCGGTCCAGATAAGGAGGACTAACTATGGGAAAAACACTTACTCAAAGAATCTATGAAACTCCACTAGATATTAAAGATGCTCTTTATAACAGTGGATACAAAGCCGGCAAATCAGCAATGATAAGTGAAATAAAAGATATTCTAGAAGACTGCTCTCAGACTAATGGTATAATGTTCGTTAGAGCGCTTCAAGATCTTATAGAAAAATACGGAGAGAAAGATGCTAGATAAAATTTATCTTTATGGTGCAAGGGATACCACAACAGGAAAGTTAGTATCAGATATTACTAATCCTAAAAGAAAGTATTGGGATAAGAAAGGTAATGCCGAGAAAGCAATCAGCGATTACAATCGAGGTTATGCCAACAGAAAACTTCCGTATTCCGCTAACAAAGGCGAACATGGGATTATCGAATTAGTTATCTTTGAATTAGTAGAGGTGCCAAATGGAAAATAAAGAAATAAAGTATTGGATTATTAAGAATCCTGACACTGGACTTTACTACAGAGGTAAGGGAGAAAACCGTTGGGGTAAGTACTACAATCAAGCGTCTATCTTTAGAATTAGAGGGCAAGTAGAAGAATCCTGTGAGTGGATTAATAGATGCCATCGTAATGGTGAGAAGGCTGAAATTGTAGAAATTAAAATTATAGAAATTAGTAATAATTAACAAAAAGAAATCGTATAATATAATATAAAACATTGGAGGATTTAATTATGAGTATTTATGGTAAATATGAAACTTATAAAATTGTATACTATCCTAAAATTCAAAATAACGGTCAAATGGGAGTTGCTCTTGTAGAAGCTGGAGACTGGTCGCACGCAATGACTCTTTTCCAAGAACAATATGCCGGACAATTCCACACTGTAAAGAGCTGTGAAAAATTACTCGGCTAATTTAGAAAATTACAGCAAAATGTAAAAAGTTTTACTGTATAATATAATAGAAAATGCCGCGGGGAATAACTACTTTTGATATATCTCTTATCGTTTTCTTTTGTAAGTGTTCCTTCATTCTCCTCCTTAAACATAAACATTCTCCGTGGCTTCCACATAATTATTTAAAAAGACCTGCTGTTTTAGTGGGTCTTTTTTCTACCATTTATTGTATACTATAGTATTATGAAATTTGGAGGATTAACAAATGAGTAAGTACACTACATATTATAATAGTAGACAGACGATGTATAGAGATCTAGCGACTAATTGGATGAAGTACGTAGAAGAACATGGGATTACGAAACGTCAGATGCACGGGATGTCTATCTTCTTTACTAATATCGCTAGAAGATTCGGATTAATGAAAGACTTCCGAGACATCGGAGTTATTTAATTTTTTTCAAGAACTTCTTAAAAACAGTTTACAAATTCTACCAAATGTGATATAATATAGGTAGAATAAAAGTTAAGGAGAAATTACCGATGCTTGAAATTATTAAAGAACGTAAAGTAAGAATCGAAAAAGAATACTACATTAACTTTGACTGTAAGGCTGACGATAGTTGCGGATTTATTTTCCCTGCTAATCCAGATGAAACTCTTGCGTTGGATAAGATGCCGGAAGAAGCGAGGGCTAACTATTATACCTGTGAAATGAACGTAGACTTATACAATCGTTGGTTTGAAGAACGCGAAGTAAAAGTAGTTGACTATGCTGTGGGAAAATGTAGATGTGGTGCCAAAGTCGAACTAACTGACGATGCTTGGATGGGAGCAGTACAGTGTGAGAAGTGTGGT